TCCCACCCCATAAAAAGAGGGAGCAGATCAGCCCGAAGCTCGGGATTTTCGTAGGCGAGTTTGATGAGGCTGGCTCTTAGTTTCCGGTCTGACATGATTTTTTCCTTAGGTCTTTAGACATTGATCGATCTTCCTTAGAAGCTGAGAGGGGTTTTAAGGCCGAGTTGATTAGCCGCTTTCGCGAGTTGGTTTCGGATGTCGTCGGGACGACGTGTGTGCCCCCCGACAACGTTCATAAGGCGATGCAGGGCCTCTAGGGTTCCTCTATCAACACTGATACGCTCCCGAAGCTCATCGTAGACGTCCATAAGCAGTCGCCGGTTCCCTTCGTCCAGTTTGTAAGCCGCATCCATGACGTCGGCGCTAGGCATAACCATGTCCGCTAGGTCACTACCAGAGGATTTCTTGACCTTCTTTTTGCACTTGACGCAATAGGAGGTTTGCTCCAGTACCTTCGAGTCGCACTTCGGGCACTTGAAAGTGGAGTTGTCTCCGCCCTCTTTGATAAGGGGAAGCAGATCAGCCCGAAGCTCGGGATTTTCGTAGGCGAGTTTGATGAGGCTGGCTCTTAGCTTTCTGTCTGACATTTTTTAAAACCATTTAGGTAAAAAGGGTTGTTGGTAACAATCACGCTCATCACAAAAGGATTACCGAAAACGATTACCGACCGCGTCGGTGAGCTTGCGGGTGTTCTTCCGCAGTGCTGGATTATCTAGAAGAACGTCTCGGGCGGTGTCCATAAGGTCTGCAACCTGCCGACCTTTGAGGTCAAATTCTTTAATAAGCTGGGCGGTGTCCATGACCTTGCCCGGCTGTTTGAGCATATCCACGAACGCAGACGCATCTCTCTCATCCATCTCCAGAGCTATCTGACGTAGGACCGCCATCTGAGCGTCGTCGAGGAAGTGTAAGCGGTTGTAGAGAGGAAGGCCCACATCCATCATATCAAACAGGAAGACGACCTTAGCATTGCCCCTAGCCCAATTTGCAAGCGTGGCCCGGAAAGCTTTGTCTTGTTCCAGAAGGTCCGAAATCTCGGCCAGAAGGCCAAGGTCACCTAGCACTTTGAGCACTTTCTTAGACTGGCTCATCTCCAAGATGTCATTAACCAAAATGTCAGCGATAGCGTTCTGAGGAGCTTTCTTGATTTTACGGGCGTTGCGGCGGATAGCCTGCGCCACTTCGGGATGAATCTTGAAGCCGTACTTGACCAAGAATTTCACAGCCCGAAGCATACGGGTAGGGTCGTCACTAAATGTCTTATCAGGGTTCGAGGGGCACTTCATAACACCCTCCTCTAAATCCCGGAGACCACAGCCAGTGAGGTCGATAATCTCAGCCTTATCTGGCCCTTGTGCTAGTTCCGATAACTGCCAGAGTAGCGTATTAAAAGTAAACTCACGTCGACCTATGTCCTCTTCTATCGTGGACGGCTCAACCATGTGGGGTTTGTACCCCTTGCCGCCCTCTCCCCCATAAGACTCTTTGCGTGCGTTCGCTATCTCAATGACCTCCCCCTGCAATTCTTCCCCATCAACAACCCACGACTCATTTACGGCTAAGATGGCCACCCCGTATTGGTTGGTCTTTAGAGAGGTTTTAGCAGGAATAGCCTGTTGAAGCTTCTTAGCAAACCAATCAGAATCCTTACCTCTAAGGGCCACAGAATCAATGACAACATCGATGTCTTTGATAGGTCGGTCGATGACGAAGTTTCGGACTGCGCCGCCTACCACGTAGACGTGCTCCCCAACGCCGAGGCGTTTTGATTCTTTAGCTAGAAAGCGCATCAGCGCAATAGATTGGTCGTGTTTTGTCTCAGCACTCACGTGACGTGCCTCTCGGTAATGGAGTGCACCATCTTGGTACGACAGATACCCCATAGAAGCAAGGCTCTCTAGAACCTGACCCATAAGCTCGGGTTCCTCTTCCATTGCATCCACGAGGCTGTCGTAGTCTTGGAGTGCCGCTGATGCAACACGCTGACCCCACCTTCCTGTTCCCGCCAAGCGGATGAGGTGCTGATAAGCAACCTTTTGACTTAGATCAGTCATCCTCATCCCCTTTTTTACGCAGGGCTGCTAGAGCGTTTGCGGCGTCGTCAAAGCTGGAGCCTTTACTTGATTCTGACGACACACCCACACCCTTGCTGGTTTTCGCCCGCCCTGTCCTAATCTTTGACGGGATAAAGGCCGGAGCATCCCCATCAACTGCATCCGAAGATTTAGAAGGCGTAGTATGGGGATTTTTTGGCGGAGGCGAGGCTGCTACATGCGCGGGCCGCTCCATGTATTCCGAAAACTGGTCCCCAAACTTCTCTTGCTGATTGATGAGTTGATTGATGGCACCCATCAGGTCGGAGTTCATCTTACGCAATTTCTCATTCTCTTCCAGAGACTTCTCTAACAGGGCTTCACTCTTGGCGAAGCTGCCTTCTCCCAGCCCCTCACCCTCTTCTGGGATGTCAGGCAGGTCATCGGTAAGAGGTGCTTTAGTCGTGTGCTTAGGCTTAGGCTGCACCCTCTTCACACGGCGCTTAGGGGGAGTCACAGGCGAGGCTTCCGTGCCTGTGATCACCTTGACCTTCTCCACTTGCTTTTGCTGGATAGCATGGTTCAAGTCACGGGACCACGCTGCCCGGCCAGCCTCTATGGTTATCGACTGTTGGTACGGTACCGTGATGCCTAAGTCTCGAATGGTATGACCCCCAATCACCTTACCCATAATGACGATGAACTTGTTCATTTACCACCCATCAGTCGTTTCTTAACTTCGTCCTTTATCTGGCCCGAAATCTTTTCCTTGACCTTATCTCTGGCCTTTTCGATACCACGCTCTAAGAAATGCTTGCCTTTGAAACCGGGGTGCTGCCACTTGCCTTCCTGCATAGACTTCGGCGTGGCGTTACGAAAGACTAGCTCGCCATTGTCCTTTACAATAGGGATAGGACGGTTAGCCTTCGTCAAATGGGTCATCTGGTAAGCCTTAACGCCCGAGTTGAGGTACTTCGCTGCGGGGTGATCTGACTCAATAACGAGGGTGGACTTACCTATAACCTTGAACGAAAAAGAGTTGAGCAGTTCTGTCGGCTGGCCCTTAAAAGACATACGCCGTATCTCTTTCTGGATCTCCATGATAGCTTCTCGGCCTACCTCTTCCAAGAGTTTCGTACGGTCATGCTGATCTTCTAGGGGGGTGTTCTTGGCTATAGGCTTACCGTAAACGCCCTTAAGTCTGAATTTATTAGCCATGCTTGCCTCCTATCTGCTTTGCAATCTCTTTCCGAAGTGCTGAGATATCTGCAACACTACCCACGACCACGGTGCCCTGCCTCTGGTCTTTGATGAACATACGGTACAGAGGTACCGAATCACGTGACGCCCGTATGTTAAGACGGCTGGTAATTCTCTTTTCGGTACTTCGATTCAATGTCATATCCATCACATCCTAGTTGCGTGAGCACTGAAAGTGGCCCCCGACTTCGACCAACACGGGGTCTTTCCAGTTGTGTGTCTCCAGACCGTCACTTACCGTCGTAATGACCTTAACCCCGTAGTCCCTAAAGGGTGCTAGGGCGGTGGTGATAGCTGAAAGGTAATCCATAAAGGAGCGGTATCCTACATCCACAAAAATGACATCGGGACTGCGACCTCTCAGAAAATCAAGCATCTTCAAAGACACAAAATTGCGCAGGTTCCTTGTGTGGAGAAAGTTGGCGCGGTCTGAAATCACGACACACTCGGTGTCCGGGTGCTGCTCAATGTACCGCTTGATAGCGGTAGAGTGCCCCGACCTCCTACCAAAAGATATATTCAAGAACCCGTGTGCGGAATGCAACACGTCGCGGGCGCTGTGGACAGGATAATCCCCCACATAAGCCTTAAAGCACGCAACCATCAAGTCCGTGGCATATGTGTTGGGGTGCCACAAAAACTTACCCACGAGTCCCTTCTGTATGATCACTTCACAAGACCCATCTCGTCGGCAGTCTCCATGACAGCACGATGGAGGTAAGGGTACACGTCGTCATCCTTGAGGTCCATATCCACACCCGCCTCTTCCAAAGCCTTGTCCAGCTTCTTCTTAGCCGTGTCAAAGAATTCTTTCTTGGCGTCTGAGACTCCGAGTTGCTGTGTGAGCATTTCGCCCATCATCTTCTCGACGTCGCCTTTAGCCTTGTACGAAAGCCTCTGCCCGAAAGCACGAAAGGCCACCATTTTTGCTACTCGCTTCTTGTTCATTGTATTCTCCTGTGGGGCGGGCGATTACTGTCCGCCTCCGCTTATGTTCTCCCAAACGGGAGTACGTCCTTGCTCTTCAATGTCGTTCGACACTGCTGAGTCATCTGTGATTTGAGGGTACCGAACTTCATCTTTCTCATCATCCCAATCAATAGTACGGGTCTCTGGGAAAGCCAGAGCATCCGTACCCGTCACAGGCACATCGTAGCGAATGTCCCTCTTATCGAGGATGTCCACATTGAAGTGTTGCTGTAAGACATTTCCTCGGTTGGTCGGCATACGCACCGAACCAATCGAATAGCGGTCACCGTTCATTTTAACCATGAAGTCTCTCTGTGAGAGCAATGGCTGGGGTCCAGTCCAGACATCGTAGACCATCTCTTCTACCCTACCTCTTTCGGTCTGACGGATAATGCGCTCGGCGTCGGGCGGAGCCATTAGAATATTGTAAGGGCCTTCGTAGCCACCACGGATTCCAGTACCGAAACACGAACCACAATCATTACGGGGGTGAGGGTCATCTGGACGCTTACACTTACATGTAACACCCCGGTACTTGTGAAGAAAAACCTTCACCCGCTCTCCACCTTGATCCAATATCCACCTGTTACGGCGGATAGCCTCACGCCATATGTAGTCTAGGTTCTCCATCTGCTGGATATGGCGAGATTCTGTCCACTCCATTGGAGTCTCTTTGAGCACACCATCCCACTTATCGTAAGCCACGGTTGTGACCCGGTAAAATGTGCGCTTGTACAGGTCATTCTCGATGAGGTTGGCATTGTACCGGTAGGAGCACGTAACCACTGAGTTTGGACCCGGCAATGCAGGGTCTATGCGCTCATTGGTTGCAGTATCATACTGGTAGGCCGTTTGAAGCTCTACCTCACCTGTCTCCCCATAGACACGAGCGGGATTGATCTCCACTCCGTCTATGAAGACTTGTACGTCAGCCGAACTGTTTGCCACAACGTCAGGATTGTCTGGGGTCGTGATGGGGTAGTTCCGAACTCGGAAGATCCACCGGCCCTGTTCATCACCTTGTGCGACGAAGCGAGCACTAACGTCCTCTTGGACCACCGCTTCACTGGTCGTCTCGTCACGGTAAAAGGTAGCACCTAATGGATTCGTATTGAGTCGGGTGAAAGGGCCAAACTCTGAGTCGAAAGAGCGGTAGACATTGACTCCGAGGATGTCGAAGCCAGTGTTGTTCGGCAACAAGGCCGGGTCTGTCCAGTGGATATCCACGCCCGTAAAGGTACTGGAAAAAGCCCATTGGACATTCGTGTTCAACGGCGGAAGGGGGTGCGTCGGGTTCTGACGCTCCTTTGTCGTTGTCTTTCTATCACGAGGTCCAGCAGCCATGCCTCACCGTCCTAGCAGAAGCCCCCTACGAAAAATGCGGGGCACAAGGTATCTCTACCGTACCCCGCATATAAGCGGATAACCGTTTCAGGTTAGGCTCAGGTCATTGCATTCTGCTTTAAGTGCTCTGCAATACGCATAAGGAATACCTCTGCCTCTTCATCTTCGGCGCGCATCCAACCGAGGATCACGGCCCCTAACTCGAATACTAGTTCTTTGGGGAGGCGCTTAATGAGGTGGTTCTGTATCTCGGGGTCAACGGGCCACTCGTAAGGGTAAACGTTCCCTTCAACCTCTTCCTCCATCAAGAGGATACGATCTCTTAGCAGGTCAGACATGAATTGATACGGGTCTACGAACCGGTCGTAACTCTGGCGAAGCCTCTTCTGGTGGAACTTAGGGAGAGGCAAGTAGTAGAATTCAAACTCTGAATGTGATGGGGAACAGTAACGGTAAAGGGAATTGGGCTGAGTCCACATAGGCCCCTCGTTGGCTAAGTGTTGAACGAAATGCTACCTACAAGGGGGATAAACAGATTACCCGAACGGCCTCGCTAGATCACCGTAACAGGACCCGTCTTATAAGGGTTTGGGCGCGTTTACTTGGCTTGGATGTCAGGAATCCCGCACAACGACCATGCTCGTAAGGAGGCTCAGTACCTTGGAACTCATACTGGTCGGAAGTCATATCCAAAATCTCACCATCCCGTACTAGCCACCAATGTACGACGCCCTTCTTGACAGGGCTTCCAACCAGACGACGTTCCGCCTAGTAAGTGCCACGCCGCTTCTGACGCCACATAACAATGGCCATAGAGGGGAATGTTTGAGCCTCGGAATTTGGGCTTTAAGAGATCATCGGTCAAGGATGACCGAATGGCTAAACGCAATGCTATCATGAGGACACCGTAGCCTTTAAGAGGCCCGTAATCAAGTCCTCAGATTCCGATGAATTTTCGAGGGGTCAGGACGCCCTTACCGGTAACAGGACCAAACGCACTGCGCACGCCCAAGCCGTACCTGCTCTGTCGGAGACCTCTCATAATCTTCACGGTACGAGTCTTATTCTCCATGAACTTGTCGAAGCGGCCCTCTGCATTCTGCTTGATGGACTCGTACTTCGAGGACTTCTCAATGGACAAAGACACACCCCCAATGGAGTAGTCAAACTCATCTGCTATCCAGTTCAAACTCAGCGCAATGCAAGCGTGAACCATAGCACCTGTCATGACCCACGGAATCCAGTCCCGCTTTGCTCTCACCAGATCATCAATAGATCGGAAATGAGTTTCAGGTGGGGAGGCGTTAATCGAGAAGACAGCCTGCTCCATATACTCAATGAGTTCGATGTCCTCCCAGATGTACGCAAACACCCTGTTGAACTCGTTGATTGTCCCTGACGACGTTGGAGGCCGGAAATGGTAGTTTCGGTCGGGATTGTTGTCTCTCAGGAGACGGCGAAGCCTCGCAATCATGTCCGCTTGTATGGTGGTGTACAACTGAGCTTGGAACTGTAAGGCATCCACAATCTCAAACTCCTCCATGACCGTTACTTGCGGTGACGAAGAAGTCTCTTGGATTGTCCACCGAATACGGTAGAGGCCGTAAGCGGCATTCTCTGGGACTTGGAAGTGTGCATAGTACGAACCAAGTTCGATGCGCACAGGGTCACGCTGAGAAGGTCCGATAAGGACTTCCGTGCCTGTGGTCACATCGAAAAGGGCGTACTTGATGTAGAAGGGGTCAATCGGAGCATTGCCAGAATCTACCACTTCGATGGAGAGGTCATCGGGGCAGGTGATGTATCCTCTCTCGTACTGTTCTGGCATGACGGCTCCAGCTTGGGGTTACATGTGGCAGAGACGCTTTAGGTTGCGAATCTCATTGGCGTGGGACAGGGCCGAAACCTGAGCAGTACCTGCGAAGTAGCTATCTCGCATCTCCCGCATGTTATCTATTTCGGCGAAAATGAAATAGGTCTTACGGCCTACTTTAGCCGAACCCTTAAACTCTACACCTGAGCTTTTGAGGTACGCAGCGAAATATAGGTCGCTGGTCCTAAAATCCTTCTCAACGCTTTCCATTCTACTCACTTGACTCAAGCAACATTAACGCGGGAACATCTTAGCACTCTGCTCTGTTGCGTAATCGTCAGGCTCACCATGCTCACGAACCCACTTAGCTTCCTCATCGGTGAGCTTACCAAGTTGCTTCATGGAGATGTCCTCAAGTGACTTGACAACATCTTCAATCATCTTGATCATTTTCTCGGCACCCTTCTTACCGGGGCCGTCAGAGTAAGAGGCGGCATGGTCATATTCCCGTGCCACATCCTTTAGCTCGCGCTCCATGTCATGTACTGTGTTCCAGTACTTATGCAGAACCCCCATAACAGGTCCCTGAGCACGAGCTTGCTTCATAGCAGCCAGTACAGGGCGGATATGCGGGCGAAGCTCCGGGTGTTCGGTACCGAGCTTGATAAGTTGCTGTGCTGTCTTGTTCATGGGTTTTCCTTACGCTTAGAGTGACCGGCGAGCAGCGCCTTGAAGCTTAGAGATTTCCTTATCGGAATCCTTTACAAGCTTTCGGGCCTTTCGGAGGTTTTCTTCTGCCACCATTAGTGCATCGTACAAAGCTGTGGTGGCGCGCAAAGACCCTCTAGGAGCAATATCCATCCACCGTTCTCGGATACTAACAATCTCATCCACAGCTTCGACCACTTCATCGAGGGCTGTGTTGACGGGAATCTCCACCTCACGGCTAGAGGTCTTCATAGCAGCCAGTACAGGGCGGATATGCGGGCGAAGCTCCGGGTGTTCGGTACCGAGCTTAATAAGTTGCTGTGCTGTCTTGTTCATGGGTTTTCCTCACTTTTGGATGGGTACTAAAAGGGTCACGTTGTCTTGTACCTTAATATCAAAGTCTCTTCCAAGAGCCTTACCGAGGGAGCGCCAAAGATTATCCACGTTGTAATTAGGATGATCTCTAATGTAGACCTGCCATGCTTTGTTGCTACCGTGGTACATCATGCCCTTGTCAGCACGAACTCCCGCATAGCTGCTCCAATCATTACCGATGATAGCCTTGAGAGCCGATTCAATGTCTTTACCCACTTTCGGGTCAGGTGGCTCTAGGTTGTAAGGGTCGTTCTCATCTTGGTACATGTGCATCTCTACAATGTACTTGATGTCTTGCTTTCCAAACGACTCAATCACGTCACGGTAACGCTCTTGAGCGTAATCCTTGATGGCCTTCTTGACGAGGGCCTCGGCCTCAGCGGTACTCCTCCACGGGCCGTAGTTAGTGGTGGCAAGCATCGCAATCTCATCTTCGTACTGTTCTGCATGATTCGAAAGATTGAAGTGGGTCTTTTTTGCCGTCTTAAGCATAGGCAAGATGTCCTTACGAAGCTCAGGCTTGGCGTGAGCTAGACGGATAAGTGCATCTCTGAGTTTTTGATCAGACATTAGTCCTCCGGTGTGTGACGTGACAAGAGATTAGAGCGTGAAGAGAGCCGTACCGTCTGCAACAAAGACCTTGATCCAACCAAGCTCATTGAGCTTGGCCAGAACGCCATCATTGAAGCTGAGAAGGAACTTGCCAGTCTCTACGAAATCGTAGGAGATGAGGGCTTGAATAGCCTCAGCTTCACCTGAGGTAGTTCCAGTGACGCCGGCAAGGGCATCTGCTTGTGTAATGATAGTGGCGACCGAAATGTTATCCGCACCAATGGTGTTGGCGATGAATGTAGCAAGTTCCGAGTCGAGGGCAGTTGCGCCCAGACCTTCGAGGTTAGCGGTCAACTCACCATCGTCATCGACGGGGTGGATATAACGCTCCTGTCCGGGAGGATTGATTGTATGCTCTCGAAGGCTCTGCTTCTTTGTGAGGTCCTGTAGAAGGACTTTACCAAAGGGTGAGCCTACTACGCTGATAAGTGCCATGTTATTTCTCCAATGAGAGTTCCGGGTCCAGAAGACCCATGCGTTCTAGCCTAGCCAGTTCTTCAAAAATGACTCCAACCTTGTCGAAGATGACTCCAACTTGGCCGAAAAAATCTGCCTGATTGTACAAGCGGTTTCGCTTAACCTTCTCCCACGCTACATCAATGTCATGCTGCAACCTTAGCAGCTTAGACGACGTGGGCAGGTCTTCAAGCGGCAACCCTTCTACTTCCGTTACAAGTGCTCCTACGACCTCCATAATCAGAGCCACCGTGTTCGTCTGTACGAGACGACGCGGTTGCCACAAGATGCCTCGAAAATCGAAGCTGTGGCGCTCCAGAGCATCCCGGAGCTTCTTGGCCTGAATATCTTCCATTCATCTTAAACGATAGTAGGTGCGTCAGTGACCGACTGCGTATTTGCAGTGACGGTAACAGAAGTGATGTCCTCAGTTCCGCCTGTAGCAAACCCGTGTGCGGCAGCGGTGACTTCAATTGAAGTAGCCGTTACCGTAACACCAGCATCCCCGTCTGCCACAGTCACCGTGGTAACTCCATCTGTAATCTCAATAGACGTTGTGTCTGGCGAGTAAGACAGAAGGTTGGTGCCCGTGATAGTGAGCAAACCGTCGTCGGTTGCGGAAGTAGCCGAAGTCGCCGTATCGTGCGTTGAAGCAGAAACCGTAGGTGCTGCTGTAGCACCCGCTGGAATCTCTACAACAGTCAAAAGCGTGTTGTCAGCAAGGCCCTTGATAACCCCTCTATCCTGAGACAAGAGAACCTTGTCCGTAGGGGCCAGATCAATGAAGCCCGGCTTGGTTTCATCTACCTCCACCAGACCATCACCGTTAAAGAAGGTGCGGTAGTAGGGCAGGTAAACCGGCTGTTTGTAATAGATACCGAAGGCTTCGTTGGGAAGCCCGGAATCAATGTCTGAAACCAGAAGCACACCTTGTGAGTTCTGGCTATGTACAAGTCGAATGAGCATTTAGAAGCCTCCGAAGCGTAAGTGAATCACCTAATCCTAGATATTAACACTTTATTGACTCAAAGACCGGGGTCGGGGGACAAGACGGCGTAAATCTCGACCGTCGTTGGCGAACCACTAGCCCTCAAAGCCTCCGAAGCGTGAGTGAATCACCTAATCCTAGATATTAACACTTTATTGACTCAAAGACCGGGGTCGGGGGACAAGACGGCGTAAATCTCGACCGTCGTTGGCGAACCACTAGCCCTCAAATTGAGGTACCCGGTCGAAAGACGGTTGTCCACAAAAACCCCTGATGCCGCCAATGACCATTCTGCCGAGCCGGTTCCAAAAGCGAAGAACAAGGGATTTCCGCCTGAGTTTTTGATCTCAATGGATACCGTTTGCCGGGGAAGTCGTAGCTCTAGAGAACTATCGAAGTCCGCAGCGACTGGAACCGTACCAGTGAGGATAAGAGGAGGCCTCTGGTCTGTGTATTGACGGGAAGCCATCACAATCTCAATAGGGCCATCGAATACCTCAGTGGCGTCAATAACAGGTGTCTCTTGGAAAAAGAGTACGTCGTTATCGTCCAGTGAGTAATCATTTGGATCGAACAAAAAACGTGTACGGTGGCGCAATTGATTAGCGTTCACCTGTGCCGCTACTTGCTCGGAAGACTTGCGGAACCGGTCTGATACTGCGCCCGTATTTGAGACTGCCTGCATGGTTGTAAAAGACCCATCCCAATTCGATGCGTTCTTAACGTTGTAAGAGGGGCGGACCTCACGGGCCGTGATCTGACCGTCGTCGTCGGTTGTCGACACCGAGTAATTGAAATTCTGGTTGTAGACGTCTACCGGGCTGTACCCGAACTGGTCGTAACGTAAGAGAATTTCATTAGCGGCAGCGCCCGCATAAGCCGTCACCGGCTCGGACGAGGCATTGATGTCAACGATAAGAGATGCAGCAAGGGCAGCGGAATCATCAATACCGGCTGAACTATCTGTAGCCGTGAAGACGGAGCTACCCAAAACCACCCTGTAGTCTCCGGTTGAAGACGTACCGTCCGTGACAGTTATCTTCAACCAGAAATGGTCCTCGATATGTGCGTCAATCAGGTTGTCGGAGCGTCGGTAGATGTACATCAGTCACCTCTCTTTTGGGCGCGTTCCTTATGGATCAAAGGCTCATAGGAGGCGACGTTTTTCCCGTCATCTCTAGCGGCATCACGAGCTTCTACCCACGTGTCTGCCTCTTCACCCTTGTAATTAGGCTTGAGGGTCGGTCTTATGTGGCTCTTTGCCTGCCGGTCGGACATATAGCTCGCTCGGCGCTTTCGATACTTCTTCTCACGGTAGTTTTTGTCCGCCCACGCATCACCTGCGAACGAGAAGATAACGCCTTTGGTGTTGAACTGATACTCAGCCGTACCCTCACACTTCGTACAAGGGACACCAGTAGCTTTCTTCTCCTCAAATGCAGACACCGCCACACTAACAGTTTGGACGGAACCACAGGACGTACACGCAAAGTCGTATTTCATGTCTTCCTCAACTCTAAAAACAGGGGGACAGGCGTACTGCCCTTACTTGGAGATTCGTAATAGCGCATTATCGAAACTTGGGCTTGTAGTCAAAGTAAATGCGCTTCGATTCCTGTAATGCTTTGTAAATGTGCTTGCACACGTAGTTGTTGTTATCAGGATCCCGTATAGACGGTACCGCCAACGTACCTCGGGGGTATTCCTCGGCATAGAGGTAATCCAAACGGTTCGCATGGTGCTCACAGCCGCCATACCGCCAGAAAGGACAAGAGCAGGACAGTAGCAAGTCAGCTTCCCAATAGTGGCGCTGGTTCTCCCCTTCCGCAGGTACGGCTTGTATTTTGACCGTATACGTCTTTGCCCCGCTCGTCGCATTATAGGTCAGGGTATTGAAGAGCTTATTGTGATCGCTCTGTGTGAGCCGAACCCCAGAAGCTCTCTCCACGATACCCTTATCTAGGTCTTGCAGAATGCCCTTGGCCTTTAACGCCTGCTTACTACGCCGTGCCCATACTTGGACCGGATGATAGCGAAGCATGTAAGAGGCGATAACCTCCTGTACGAGAGCGTCTTGAGTCATGGTACCATATCGTCCGTAACATTAGGACGTGCGAAGTCTGTCTTGAAGCCTGACCAATCTGTCTCAGCGGGCTTCGGAACATTCTTGTTCAAGCCTTCGTCCTCGTCCTTTAGAGCCGGAGGAGTTTCGTCGATATAGGTCGGGAAGCCCTGTTGCTCTTCAATGTCTGTACGAGGCATTAGCTTGGCCCTGAGAGCGTTCATAGCAGCAGTTGCCTTTGCACCACCCTGTAAAGCCTTGTCCAATTCCACTCGAACGGAAGGGTTGAGGTCGTCAGCGGCGCTGGTAAGGGCCATCTTTTCAATGACGTAGGACAAAACAGCCAACTGATCCTGCATCCCTTCCAAGTTGGCTTGGAAGAGGAAAATCATGTCGCCTGCTTCTTTGTAAATATGGTCTTTGTGCGTGGAATCTTCCACAAGGGAAAGGGCACGCTCCGTAAGGTCGTCCAGCTTGGAGTAGTGAATCCTAGCCTTTGCTACCGCCTCTTGAAGGTGGTCGCAAAGCAACCGGGATAGGTATTTCTTGGCGACCTTACGGTGCATGTGGTGTCCTCAATCATCCCAAATTGTAGTCTGGGAATGCCTTCGCAATGTGCTTCTTCATGGCTTCTGTCTCCACGGCATAGACCATGCTGACATATACCGGGTTGGTACTCTCTTCCAACGACTTGAGCTTGGTCTTCCAGTGTGTGCTGAAATCCCAATCGAAGTTAGGAACCACCTGCCGGGCAAATGCCAGACGGGATTCCTTGTCCGACACATCCAGAGAGTCCGAAGCCTCTTCTGACGATGACGATACCTTGACTGCCGTTCCCACTACCTCAGCTTCCTCACCATCCCACGTACCTTCGGGAAAGTCACTAGCCGTAGAAGCCTGCGTGGTGTCCGAAGCAGACTGAGAGAGACCTTCGTTTTCAAAGGTGATACCCTCACGAACTTGCTTTTTAGGCTTGTTCCCAGCAAGTTGCTTTTTCAATGCCGCGATCTCTCGCTCCATCTTGATGCGTTCCATGTCTGCGAAGTGGGCCGCCTTGCCTTGATCGCCGGACTCTTCCATCCGACGAATATCTGTCTGGCTGAGGGTGTCCACGCGGGTAGCTTCCATCTGCGAAGCCGAACCAGCCTTCGTTGCAAATCGAACGCCTTGTACTTCCTCGCCTTCCTGAGAAGAAACGACTTGGTTACTTCCCCGGTTACGGTGATTCCCATCACGGAAATCTTGAAGAGAGCTAACTTCTCGCTCTTCATCTGCCATCGTAGCGGTGGACGCTATCTGGTCTTCACCCTGAGGGGTCGGGGCACGCATCTTAATCCCAGCCGAAGTAGGCTTGAACTCGCTAGAACCGAGGCCCAACTCTTCTGGTGTAACCAGCCAACGGGCTTTGATTGCCGACTTAAGGCGGGGGAATTTGTATTCCTTACCCCCGATCTTAGCAGTCGTACCGTCATACTCGACGATCTCCCCTTTGCTGACGACAATGTTGGTTTCTTTGTCTTCACCGATGTTGAACTTCGTAGCTGCAATATACTCTGTAAACTGACTCATGTGATTTGACTCCTATAACTGGTCAAGGTGCTTTTGCGGTCACAGACCCGCGCGGTTACCCTAACCATTCTACAAAACGATTACCGAAAAGGTGGACCTCAGTCCTTGGTACCCATGTCCATCTTACCATCCCCAAAGGGCCGAACCAGTCGTCTGGCCTTTAGGAAGTCACCTTCAAGGTATTCAATCCAACCAAAAACGTCAGCTGGGTTTTCTAGCTTGGCTTCACTGAAGTCATCTTGGGTGAATTTAGTGTGCTGCATACCGATGGCGTTGATGAATCCCGCATTAAGGGTGATGGAAATCTGGTCCTCAAACTCACCCTCTTTCGGGACGATGCGCAGATCAACGTAGAAACGTGGAGCCAATGGCTCTGACGTATCCTTCTGGACGAGGTATTTAGCGACGACGTTATACTGAGCGCCCTCGCTGGACTCTAGTTTGGTCTCCTCAAAGTCCACCTTCCGCCCAATAGCTTGATAAAGGTAGGCCTCGTACTCACGACGCTTACCCCTTACGAGCTTTCTAATGCGCTCGGCGTCCTTCTGTAAGGCTTTGCGACGCTTGTTAGCATCACCTTTCGCCCCGAAGTCCGTTAAGAGGGCTTTGCGTACTGAGGTGCCCAGAGCTTTAGCCACAGGGTCAGTGCTGCCCGTCTTTAAGCGGAGGTAAGCTTGCAGGGAGATGTCATCGAAATCGGACATTCAAGCGACCCGTTGCTGTAGGAGGTAAATAGCTGTCTCATGGGCATTCGCTGCCGCCATAAGGAAGTCGTCCATACCAAGGGATAAGGTGCCACATTCATCTAAGAAGTCGTACGCTTCTTTGAAGATGATCTGAAGCTGCTTCTCAGCATAAAGGGACCGGGTAACGTAGCACGGATAGGTGTGTTCCCAATCAGACACGAAGCTCTCTATTCTAGAAGCTTGGTCAGAAGAGCTTACACAGTAGCTACCAAACATGGCTGTGATCTTCTCAGCCAGTGTGTCAATCTCAGCACCTACGGCTTCGTAAAGTCGCTGAAACAGAAGGTGATCCCCGTAGTAGGTTTCGCCCTTCACGTTCCAGTGGGCATTCTGGTGGATAACCTGTACGGCCCTAAGAAGGGCTAGTAGGTCAAGAAGGCAGTCTGATGTTTCATCTAGGTACATGGGTTCCTCTCTAGAGTAGGCGGGTATTTGTGGGTACCCGAATCACAAAAGGATTACCGTAGCCCCTTTAGATATTTATGACCTGCCCCTATACGTCTCTCTACATAGTCCAGAAGTGGTCCCCACTGAGACAAGCATCCTCGGACGGGTCCAGCAGTGCGAAGCGCCCCAATCAAAAGTAGAGGTGAGAGGTTTGGCCCGCACACTAGTAGTTCTCTCAGTAGCGCGTCACATGCGGTAAAGGCTTGGTCACCTAAGAGAGCGTGAAGAGGCGTGAAGACAACCTCCATCGCACGCTGGCTACGGCCTGTGGCTTCCAGCGTAACAGCCTCTTGGACACAATCCGTCATGACCTGATCCTGTAGTAGATACGAGACATATCCAACCCGGCTTTCTCTACCAGATGTAATTCGTCTTCCTGCCTCGGCTTTTCCAACTTGCGGCCCCACACGAGCATATCATTAGGGAGGCCGGTGCATACGTCCTGTAGCTGCCGGTTCCTCATAGCCCCCCAAAAGCTTTCTGAGGCACACATGGAGCCGTCTGTGGTAAGTCCCAAGAAGACCACTCTGTCCGCCCTTTTAAGAAGTGTGGGCCAGTCTAGTGGGTGGTTTATTGGCCACGACAAGAAAGCCACGGACATCTTTGGGCTTCCCAAATCAGCGAATAGAGATTGTCTCCATTCTATGGGCCTGCCGCATTTAGGGGGTGGAGACTTAGTGTCCACAGCCACTACCGAAGAAGCCCCTAGCACATATAACTGCGCTGCGAGATGTCCGTCGCCAGCACCTAAGTCCCAAACCCTCTGACCTCAACATATAAAGACAGTACGTCTGCCTGTTTATCACTCAGCCGACCAAACATGTTTGCCCTTTTTTGAGGCGCATTCTTATCCCCCTCAGAAAGGTAAGTCGGGATCGTTGAACTGGCGGTCTTCCGAAGGCTCGTTCACGGAAAGGACAGACTCTTGAAACTCAGCCTCAAAGTCACACTCATCGAAGGGTTCCCCTTCATCTGGCGGCGAGTAATTGGTAGGGCAAGAAGCTCTCTCAACTTGGTAAGTGTTCATGCGTGTTCCTCGTGGTTTGTGTGTCGTCTTCATAGGTATAGACCCCTAGTGGCATACGCTCTCAAAAACTTTTTCAAGTATCCCACTTCTCCGCAGTCCAATCATGGAACCGGTAGGCCCATTCTGTGCGAGTCACGAGAAGAGGGTGAGCTTTGCGTTGTGTATGAAATTCCAAAACAAGTCGTGCATAGAGTCTCCTAAAGAGTGGGATCACGGGTACTCTAGCGCCTCTGGGAGACTAAAGTCAAACCTTTCGGAAAATCAGAACAGGTTCGTGGTCTCTGGGGCTTAAGTTGGACAAGGGCATTTTAAGGGTGTGCAGGTGCTGAAACCCTGCCGAAATAGCAGCCTCTATGGTCATATCAACCAAAGGAGTTACGTTCCCTCTCCTATCCCGCAAGTCATTGATGTTCAGCGCGAAGGTGCCGCCAGCTACTAGGCTGCGATATGCCTCCCTGATTACAGGCTTCAAAAAGCTGTCTACCCACTCCGCCGCACTATCACCATACTTCTTCCAAGACTGCCCCTTCTTGTCCGAATACTTCTCCCGGTCAAAGTACGGTGGAGAGGTGAATACCAGAGAAACGTCATCAGGCACCTTAAAGGTCTCTGCCGGGTGACAATAAAGTTCTGCCTCAAGTCCTAAGTTGGAGGCAAGCTTCTGATTACCTTCCACCGTCTCAGGCTCGATGTCTGTACCGATGTAATGCACACCGGAAGCAAGGGCTGCGAGCATACGACCCCCATACCCTGCACACGGATCCCAGACTTTATCTCCCGGCTTTGCGTACGTCTGATAGATATACTTGGCGACTCCCGGCCTGAAAATAGTAGGGGTACGCACCTGATACTGTATTGCCTTCCTGACTCTGTAAGGGATAACCGGGTCGCCCCCTTTCAACTGTATCTGAATAGCCCTCCGCAAAAGCTTCGGATCAAACCACGCTTCGTAGGCTGACATCTGGTCACGATAGCGTGCCTTGAATCGGTTCGGGAAGTAGCTATCACATAAGCGTACCCCAAACAGCGTACGGGGCCTAATCTCAGACTCTTCTGTAAGGAAGACCTCTTTGTCTTCAAGCTTCTGAAAGCGTACCCCTACGTCGCTCAAGGGTTTCGGGAAGGGGAAAGGGGTCTTCACCAGTATCGAGTAGATCTCCTCTACCCATTGCCCCTGCTCCCCCTCAGGTAGATGCTTCCACAGAGAACTGTCATAGTTCTCAAGGGAAACTTTTGCGGCACGTCGTGAATACGAACTTCTGGGTCGGCCCATACGAGTAGGCGAACCTTCCTTATGTATCCTGCGGTGCACGGTAGACGATGACACGTCGTACAAGTCTGCAATAGCAGTGCAGGACATGCCGCCATCATAAAGCGTCCTAGCTGTGTCTGGAGTAAGCTCCCGACCTTTTTCGTAGGAGAGCTTTCTATCTGAAGGTTCGGGAATCTTGTAGGACATACAGTCGGGCACATACCCCCCAATCAACTCGAAGAACTGCATATCCTGACCGGGGAAGCAGATTGTCACAGTCCCGTCTGGGTTCTCTAGGATAGTAGGGCTAAAACCTAAATGACGTAAACCCTTGAGAGCATACCGCAAGCTTTGGTCGTCTAAACCAAACGTTATCTGGGGGTGGTGACCACTATGCAAGCTCCCGTCATCAAGGTACCATACCGCCAAGGAAAGAGGTGTAATACCCTTTGTTAGCACCTTAGGGAACTTTCGCACATGTGCAGGCGGGGGGTAGAACAGGTCGTAAAGGTGTCTTAGCTGCAAGCAGCTTTGTGTGGTCATCCCCCACCCTGTGTAGGTCTTAGACCCTACCACTTTGGATGTGGGGTAGATAGTGGATGTGAAAGGCTGTAGCACCTCCGCTTTCCACTCAAGGTATGGCTTCTGGTCTTCTGAATGGGTCTCGCAAAAACGAGCAGCTTCTTTACTTGTAGCACTCATCCACCCGTCCCCTAACAAAGAGCCAAATAAGACATGGTACTGCTCTTCTGTTACGTCAGGGAGACGGGCCGCAATTCTACCCGTTTTGTCCAAGGTAGGTATTCCCCATTTTTTTCGGAGTCTGCTTATCTTGGCTTGGTAAGTGCCGAGTCTCTGGGCTATCTCCGAGTCCGTTAATAAGTCAACCAAATACAGCTTCTCTACTTCATCCTTCGTAATGTCGCCCATCACTTTGTCCCATATTCAGAGGTTACCTACACTTGTAAACACACAGGCCGTACCTGCTATTCCGGCCCTGCGAAAATACGGAAAGAGCCTTTTCAAAATAGAAAATGACCTGTTTTGAGAGCTAAATCAGGGGTGTAGACAGGGCACAAAAAAATCCCCCACTCCCTAAGGAATGGGGGATTCCAGCCTCAGAATGAGGTTTTTAGCTTATCGCTGGACGACGAGACGAACCAAACCGCGAGGGTTGAATGCGCCAATTCCCAAGTTTTCGAAGACCGAGAATCCGATCGTACGAGCACGAGGGTTGTCCGCCGAAAGAACCGTCAGTTCGGTTCGGACCGGAATCCGACCGAACATTTCTGGTTCGCAGCACACGTAGACAAAGCCCGCTGGTACGAGACGGCTCAGGATGATCTGTGCGCCCCAAAGGGTAGCCTGAAGACCAGTCTTGAGGAGTGTCGCCTGCGACTCAATGTCGAGGATTTCACGACCGAACTTACGGATGTCGGCATAGTCCTTTGCGTTCATGTAGATACGAGCAACACGAAGGTCGTGCTTCTCAATCTCAGCGAACGCATCGGCCAGAACAGCGGAACTGATCGGGGCGACAACCTGAAGGTCGGGGTTGACCTGACCCGGAATCGAGTCAAATCCGTTCGTAGCAATCGAGTCGAGGACTGCGAAGACACGTTCGTCTTCTGCGGCCTGAATCTGAGCTTTTGCAAGCTGCTGTGAACGCTCAATGAGGTCGAACCGTCGTTCCTTGATCTGTGTGATCGGGATCTCAGGGTTCGATGCAATCTCAAAGAGAGGGAAAATGACACGACGAGGCTTGGTGACGGCGAGAATGTTCTCACCTTCTTCACCTACGACGTAAGCAGTTACGTCGGGGTCCTTGTCGTAAATTGGAAGTGCGCCGTCAGGCAACTGCTCCACGAGGAACGTACGACGTCCCACTGAGGAGTAGTCACGACGACTACGAAGCGGCTGGATCATCGATGCAGCAAGCCGAGCACGCCCTGCGGCGGTCTTGATGTGCCTACTGATGATTTCCTGCTTGGCCGCGTTGTCAAGCTGTGTGTTGTCAGACATGTGTCTGCCTCCTATGCTTAGATGCGCTGGTCGTAAACCAGTTCCGCGTGAACTGAATCCGGCACGATCTTAACGACACCGATGACGGTTGCGTCTGCAACCGCAGTACCGGGACCTGCTGCAACTTCAGCAAGGTCGGCAGTCTCATCAACTGCTCCAAGTGCAGAAGCAGCCGTCGTAAGATAACCGTTAACCGAAGCGTACAGGTTCATACCGACACCGTAGAACAGGTCATCGCCTGCGGTTCCGGTACCAGCACCAGCAAGTACCTGCGTCTCATAAAGACGAGTTCCGTAGGTGCCTTGCCCCGAGAGGTAAGGTGCCTGACCAGAAGCAGGTGCTGGGGTATTCTCGTAAGCGTTGCCATCTGCATCATTGATGAAGATACCAAGAGGCTTAAGGAGACCCGCCGAAGGTGCCGCAGCGGTCGGTCCACCAACCCAGCCGTTACCGGCGTCAGGGCGGGTGAATGCTACGGAACCACCGAGAACACCACGCTTGGGTGCGGTCGGGAGTGTTGAAGAAACTGCGGTTGTGATCACAGGCGGGTTGGTTTGTGTGAAACCATCCGTTGTGAGCTTTGCCGCAAACGAATTGCGAATCCCCACATACAAGATGCGAAGGGAACTGCTGCTTTCGGTGAAATCACCGCTAGCCTGTCCGGGAAGAGCCATTTTAAGCCTCCTAGCGTTTGTTTGATTGCTACTACGAACGTCATATCAGTGAAAGCGGACGCCGTACCAAGGATGCTCTTACGAGCTAAATACCTTGGATACGTCGGGGGCCGACTCCCACAGCTTCGACAGTGGATTACCACCGTCGCCCGTAGAAGAGGACTCTTTCACCCGCCCAAGTGTTGAAACACCTTTTCTCGAAGCTGTTCTAGCCTTCGGAGAAGCATTCCGATTCATGATGTCCTGAAGGACAGCATCGTCTTCATGCAAAAGTGCTTCGGAATCGAGATTGTCTAGCGACGGATCAAGGTCGATATCGAGTTCGGCAGTTGCACCGTCCTCAGCGCCCATTTCATCGAGCATCATATCGAGATCGTCTTCCATCATCATGTCTTCGTCATGGTCCATCATGTGATCCATCATGTCGTCATGGTTCATCATGTGATCCATCATGTCGTCATGGTTCATCATGTGGTCCATTGCATGGTCCATCATAGGCTCCATGTCGTCCATCATGTAGTCCATGCCGCTCTTCTTACCGAAGAGCTTGCTGAGTTCTTCTGCGACCATCTGGCGCATTGCAGCTTCTTTCTTCTCTTCCTTCTCGTCTTCCTCTTCCTTCTCGTCTTCTTCCTTCTCGTCTTCGTCTTCGCCCTTCTCTTCTGCAAGCATTCGACGGAGCATTTGGTCAGGGGTCAAAGACGACTCTTTGTCGCTCTTCTCTTCCTTCTCTTCTTCGCCCTTCTCTTCCTTCTCTTCTTCGCCCTTCTCTTCCTTCTCTCCGTCTTCGGCAAGGCGGATTGCAGTGGCAATCACAGCGTCGTCGGGAAGCGGCATGAAGTCGAGAGCTTGTTCAGCAATCACGTCTTCGCTTGCCAGAGGGAAAAGGCGTTGTGCGATGTGTACGCAGTGCAGAGCCTTCTTTTCAAAGTGGCGCTGCATTTTAGCGAGTCGAACTTCGGCCATACGCTCATTGTCGTAGGGGCCATCGCTGTTCCACGAATCGACATCTTTGTGATTCAGGGACGAGGGCATCATAGCCGGGAGTCCAACTTCGTTACGATCAGTTCCGTCGAGTCGAGATAGGTCGCTAACAGGCTCTTCCGCCCATGCAGCAGGATCACCGACCATGTAGTCCTCTACGGGTACATGGGTGCGCTCCTGATTCATAGAATACGGGTCTGCTTGCTTACGACGTGCTTGACGACGGTTTTTCCAAGAGAGTCTTTGTCTACTCATTGGGTGAACCTCCAATTAGAACTTGTGTGTATACGGTACCGTTACACCCCACCCTATGAGTGAGGTTACAATGACGGTGTGTATAAGTAGAAAACCGGAAAAAACTTCAAAAAGTGCGAGTATACCTACCCAACGCGCATCGAGACTACCTTCATCGAGCGTTAACACCTCCGATCTTGGTCATCGGACGACTTCGTATCGTTGTTCATCGGGGTCCCAGACTAACCAAGACGAACGCAGGCATCGGTGTATCGTTCGGAGCGTATGGCCGAGGCGGTGTTCTTTATTACCCGTTTGAGGTCTTCCAATTTTTCGATCATGCGAGATGAGAAGTGGGCGGATTCGGACATCAACATCTCCAATCGTTCCATTTCGTCTGGTGGACCAAGATTGGCAAGGATAGGTCGTATGTGACCTCGAAGTTCGGGGTTCGTAGACCCGAGCCGGATGAGTTTGTTTTTCAAGTCATACATCGCTTTTTTCTTCGCCTGCATCAGCTTCGCCTGCATCAGCTTCGCCTGCATCAGCTTCGCCTGCATCAGCTTCTTCTACGGCCTTCGCCTTTTCTTCTACCTTTTCGTCAGCACAAATCTTGGCCTTGACATCTTCGTCAACGACCATCTCCGCGACATCGTAAGGGAGTGTCATCATACCTGTGAGGAGAGCAACAAGGGTTGCGACCGCACCGGCGACAGCGGCTTTCCAATTGTTTCCGAGCAATTCTTTGATTTTGTCTAGCATATCGTTCCTTTTGGTCTAACAGTTAGTTGAGCAGTTTAGCTCGATTGATGAGTTCTTTCGCTTCCGCTGCGGTAAGGCGTCTGCCTGCAACCCTCATACACATACGCAGGAAGTCTCTGTAAGAGCCGTACCTGTGCGTCCCCCCTACTTTTGAAAGGCAGCGGTAGAAATCAGGGGAGTACGTCTCCGACTTACCGTCCCTGTCATACAGGTACATAGCAGTCACTATCTCCGAGTTGGAGAATCGTTTCTTGTGGCGGCGGAAGACCTGCGGCTTAGTGATAGCCGTGAGAATCTTCCACGTATTCTGTGTACGGGGTCCAAGCTCATGGGCATACCTAGAAGCAAACTGCCAGTATGCCTTCTTGTGCGAATGATGGATGGTGTCATTAGGAGCACTCTCCGCTTCCGGCATGTCTTTTGGCTCAGGTTCAGGCTCCTCCATCTCTTTCTTCAATTCGTCGAGTAGCTGGGACTTAGCCTTGTCTTTGAGCTTTTCCATGACCTCATCAATCATGCCCTTATCGGGTTCCGGCGCTTTATCCTCCTCTTCATCGTCGAACCCGCCGCCGCCAAATCCAAGGCGGAGATCGCGGCGAACTTCACGAGTGATCTGAGCAGATGCCGTCTTGATGAAATCAGTCCAGTCAGATGAACGACCCGATGCCTCAATATGGGCATCATGGATGAGGCCCTGTAGGGCATCATGCTCATATGGGGTTGGGGTCTTAGTCTCAGGACCGCCCATATGAAGGATGTTCCGCATAACGGCACCCTTGAAGGCTGGGTTCGCAACCCAAGAGGCTTCAATGAACTTAACCGACTCTGGGTCTGTGTGGTGACCGCAAAGCTCGGCCACGACCCGAATCTTGCCATTTGGCCCTACAAACTTATTGCCCTTCTCATACTTGACGTGACGGCAAAGGTCTGGCTCATCAATGGCCTTGTTGCCACACTTCGTGCAGATAGAGAACGAAATCGTGCACCCCATAGAAAGGGTGTTGAGTTCGTCTGATTCAATTTTAGCGACTAGATCTTTGTGCTTTCTGTCGGTCGCTACAAGAATGTCGACGTAGACTGTATCGCCCAGATCACGAGCAACAGCATCAATGATTTTGCCCTTGCTGAGTTCTGGTATCTGGATATGCTCTACGTAGTTCTCTGCCCCAATAAAGGTCGAATAGGTAGAGAGAAGCAGCTTGCGCTCCCAAGCGTCCCCATTCTGATTGATGTACTTAGAGCAGTCGGGGTGGATCAAGTAATCTGCGTGAGGGCGATTAATGGTGGTACCATCTGCCGCTGCCACCTCAGCGCCTGTCTTTGTGTTTGGCGGCTCATCGGTATCTACCGACGCAATAATCGTACAGTGTGTTAGGAGGTACCGGTCGGGTTTGTAGTTCCCGATGGAAATGCTAGAGCTACGGTTTGTGAACTGAGTACCCTTCGCCAGTAGAGACTGGCGGCGGTAATCGTTCCATTCGGAAAGCCCTACACGGGGCTTCTGAACGACCGCATTTGCAAATTTTGAGAAAGCCATAGCAGTCCTCTTACTTCATGAAGCCCGACAGGGCCTCGTTAATCTTCTCAAACAGGTCTTCAATGGACTCATGCTGTCCTGTCTCAAACTTGGTAAACTGTGCATCCTGAAACGAAGTACCTGCATGGAGGGTCGTTTCAATCTCGTAGGTGTCGCCTCTGTGTACGATGTCGAACTTCAATCGCCACGTATACTGACTCCGACCGCCCTCAATAAACCCCAAATCCTTCTTCGTTATCGTCGTCTTGTAGTCGAAGCTCTCAACGAAGCTGTCCGTCAGTTCCTTGAGAAACTGGTTCCGAACAAAGTCGAATATCCGAACATCTAATGTGCTCAGATTTGAGGCCAACTTAGCGAGCGGGATTAACATCGGTCGTCGGTCGGGGTCCCGGTAGGCTAGCCGGATGATGTGCTTTTGTAGTGCCATCCATCTGCCTTTTGGTTACAGCAAGTCGTTAAATGCTTTAGCGGGATCGCTGACTTCGGGTTCCCACCCCAGACTCTTCTCCACCTCTTTACGGGTTTCTTGGTCCAATGAGTCGAGAATGTCATCCTGCTTGATCAGAAACAGGCACTCTCGACAAGCGTGAAGCTTTGTGCGCTTCTTGTAGATAGTCTGCTCTAGTTCGTGCTTGCAGCGGGGGCAAGTGAAGCACCCGCTGTTTAGCTCACTCTGAGTGGGCACATACTGACGGCCTTTCTGCTTCCAGTACATCGCTACTTTCGTATCGTTGTACCCTACTCGAATAGCACCCTTGATGTCCGAGTCGGTGAATGCTCGGTGGTAGCGGCGGGAAAACATATCGTAGGCATCCATTTGAGTGATACCAGCATCTGCGAAACCCGACGCTGTATCTGATAGATACGTCAGCCTCCGCTGATATGCCTGTGCGAGCTTACCTGCTAATGCCTTCTTACCCGACGCTGCCTTCATCAGGAATTCAGGAGAAATCCTCTCATTGCCCCAAGGGAAATAGACATCAACAAAGCCGATACCTTCGTGGACCTCTCCTACAATTCCGACGTAGGGGACCTTGTTCATTTTCAAAGGGGACACGTAGTGTACTGTGTCCCCTACAGTAAAATGAGACGCCATCTCTTGCGCATCAATGAAGGCTTGTTTTGGCATCACGGTCTCCATTCTATCCCGCTTCCACTGGCGAATCTCATCTGGCTTGTAGAACTTGCTCGGGTACAGCATCTGTATGAACATGTCCGAAGCTGTTAAGTCCGCATCACGGCTGTTGTAAGCCATAAAGCTAAAACTCTGAGAGGCCGATGACCCGGTTGTCGCAACAGACACGGGTTTACGGGCATCAATTTGCAGATTATGCTGCACCGTCACGCCACTCTGGGAATCAGAAATCTTGATCCGCATTGTGAAGACGGGAAATACCCATTCCTGCGGGTCAATCGCAGTGAACCGAGGCTTACTTACCTTGACTGTGAGGCCGAAAGGGGAAAGCTCCGGTGCGCCCGCTTCAAAAAAACGTTTGAACTGGACCGCTGCCGCTTTGACATGCTCTTTAATCTGCTCATTCAAATCAACGAACTGGTCCTTTGTGCTGTCCATCTCGGGAGTCCCAACGGCATCTTGCCACCGGGGATCACGAGGGTCAGTCACCCAATCGACCTCAATACGTTCCCCAATCAACCGGTCAATGCGCTTGGCACTTTGTGCCGCAACATTGCCGAACACCCTACCTGCCGAAACACGGCGCTGGGTGTTGTTGTCGATTTGAGAAGTCATGTTGAACCCGTTTGATAAGGTGATTCAGTACCAGAAGGTGATTCAGTACCAGCTATCGTTGTCTTCTTCGTACCAGTTAGACGCCGAAGCTGTCTTCTCTTGCTCGTACCAGTTAGAAGCTGTCTTCTCTTGCTCGTACCAGTTAGACGCCGTATGCATAGGAGTCAGATCGGAGTGGTCTGCGAGTTGCGAGTCGTTGTCATCTTCAAAATGACGCATGTACGGCTCGTCGGCCTCCATCTCGTGAGGAGCCATAGGGTTGTCAAACGTATCCATGTATGGCTCGTCTGGCTCCCTATCTAGGGTCTTTGCGGTACGCTCTACGAGGTCCGAAGTCTGGTCCAGATACATACAAAAGTCGTATGCAGCCTGCTTTGTGAGGCCCATAGCCTCGTAACGCTTCTGGACCTGATTTGCAATAGTGTCCAAGCGGTCAGTCAACATCTTTGCGTTCTTTCGAGTAAGCATTTTTTGCTCTCCCTGTGAAATCGAGGGGGTTGTTAGACTACACACCCTCATAGGTTATAAAAGGATTAGCGAGGGGTTACCCTGCGCCTTCGATTCGGAAAAGGATTCCAAGCAGGCGGTCATATTCAGGTGCGCCCACTGCACCGTTGTACTGATAGTTTGAAGCCGTGTATATCGAATAGTCCAAGGCGAGGCGGCACGCCATGTCGAAATCTTCGGTCACAACCTCATGGGCCAGTACCGAATCTTTCAACCACTCACGGGCCTGTGCCACGATTGCAATGTAGTCATCGATGTCTAGATCTGCCGTTGACACGGGCAGTCTCCAGTCGGGGGAAGGTGGCTTGTAGATGTCAGTATCATCCAGAGGACCGGGAAGTCCCCTGTACTGCGCCCGCTTCCTACTCGAATTTTTGTTGAACTCTGTCTCAGCCATATCGTTCATCCAGTCTAGGAAGGTTCCCCAGAAGCCCTGTTGTTGTTTTAGGACGTCCTTACCCTCTTCTTTGATTGCTTTGTCTTTGATCTTGTCTCTAAACGCGAGCAAGTCGCCCTTCTCGAAAACTTGATTATCGGCGTCGTTATGGAACCGCACCTGCTCATAGAAGCCTCTAGTGAGCAAATCTTCTTCAAGTGCATTGAAGAAAGACTGCTTATCCTTATCGCTTATAGATACATTCTCGTCCTGTGCCCCAAAAGGGAAGTGCATCCGATACTGAGGTTCATTGCGGATGATCTCCACCAATGTGTCGTCAGACACCGACCTAAGAGCATCAACAAGTTTTGTAGCTGAATCAGGGTCGGTGAGGTCGAAATTGGCGGGGTCTATATCTTTCAGGCCCTCAGTCTCGGACTCCTCTTGTATCTTCTGTAGGAGGCGACCCGACGCCGTGTTTGAATCGAACATCTTCCTTTCGATTACCTCATCGGCCAGCGTCTCCATCTCATTCAGGTAGGCCTCTTCTCGGGTGCCCTCAGTGACGGACTTCTTGCGATCTTCTATGCTTTCTTTCGCCTTCGCCACATCATTCATGGGGGCGAACATCATTGAGGACCACCATTGCGGCTTCTTCTTTTTTATCACACGGTTGGAGTACTCGTCTGCGGCTTGATCAAGCCCCTCTTGATCCCCATACATATCAGACACATCGTCTAAGTCCCCTAGTGTCTGGCCCCTTAATGAGCCTCGTGAGTCCTCGTAGACATCCATGATTTGCTTGAAGTACTCTTTGTCCCGTTCGTTCCCGGAGAGAGCCGCTTCCGCAAAGTCCTCACTAATCTGCTTGAGGTTGGAGGAATAGTCTATGACGCTCCAATTCTTGACCTGCTCTTTGAGTTGATTCGTCTGTTCAAGACTGAGTTCCCCTTTAAAGTCTTGAGGCTCTGGGAGGCTGCTAGGGATAGGCTTCTTACGCTCTTGGATTGCCTCCAATGCCTGTGCACTTTGTCCACTAGTACCGAACTCGGCAACGTCATAGAGGTCGGCGGTATCGACCTCAGAAATGGGCGTGTCGTCAGACAAGGAGGGGAGTTTTTCTCGCTTCTCCATCTCCTGTTCCTTCTTTTCCTCTTTACGACGAGCCGTTTCCTCTTCCCAGCTAGCGTCGTCCCAAGGGTCTTCCTTCCGCTTTTTCTCTTCCTTTATCTCGGCAGAGTCCTGTTCCCAATTGGCATCACCCCACGGGTCATCGTCTTTCTTGTCTTTCTTCGGACCGGTCTCACCCTCTTCTGAGTCCTCATCAAACTTTTTCCTGAGTTCAAGGTACTTATCGTGGCCCTTAGAGCCTTCTGGCTTGCTTTTAAGGGTCTTTACCTTGACATTCTCCCCCGTCTCAGGGCTTTGGACTTCTGTCTCTAAGAATTGCTCTTTCTCTGTCTTGGCGTACATGTACCGGTACGCCACCATTGCAGCGAGCACAACGGAACCCCCGATGTCCTTGTAGTTCATCGACAGGTCTTTGTCCTCAGTATCCGTGTCAGGATCTTCAACCTCCACACGGCTGCGCTCTTTGTCCTTACGGGGCGGCTTCTTCTTCGGAGACTTGCGGACCAGCCGCTCTGCCTCTTCTTGTTCCTTCTCCGCATCGGATTTAGTAGCTTTTTTGAGATTATGAGCCATAGCTTAGAACCTTGATCCTTCGTCTGCGGGTTCGATGTACTCCAAATTCAAATACTCCACGATACGCTTAGTCAGGTCGGATTCCTCTGGAATCTTCCGGCCAACCTCAGAGTAGGCACTACGCACAATCTCGTTGAACATTGCGTCGTTGACCGTCATCAGGTCTTGCCTTAGCCGCTCTGCAACAGCCTGCGGATCGAGATTGAAAAGCTCCAGAATGTAGCCCACAGAGAGTGAGCCTTTCTGGTAGAGGTTGAACATTGCGTCGAAAGTGTCTCGGTTGTCCCGAAGCGCCAAACGAGTGAAGCTAAGGCTCGGATAGAGGTAGACCTTATTGCCCCACTCATCTATCTCAAAGAAGCCTTTCTTCTCTGCTACCGGCTTGAACAGGAACTCTTCCACGTAATTCTGGAGGCGGTCCCGGTAAAGCATGTACCGGGTGTTGATAAGCTCAATATTGATACGCTCACCAGAGTAGCTAGACTCTCCTGTGAGCATAGATTCTGTAACCCCAAGGCCCGCAAATAGCTGGCGGTCCGTAATGTCGAACTCGCCGTTAAGGTCCAGTAGACGATCTCTGGCGCTAATTTCTTCCCAATTCACTTGGAAGTTCGTGATGATGCTGTAGTCAGGGTCCAGAAGAGCCATATCAACCTGCTCCCGCAAGTCCTCCACATCATACTCATCCATATCCTCGGCACTGATTAGGCGCTTAGGGGTCATCGCACGAGAGGCAATAGAGGTCTGTGACTGGCGAAGCTTGTCCCGATAGACAAGTGTTCTGAGACATCTCTGTAGAAGGGACACGCCGTGATCTTCTCCCGGAGGCTTCTTACGGGCAAAGTGGAACACGAACGATCCTTCCATCGGGTCGGTCCCCAAGGGAAGGTTATCTTCATTTTGGATATAGTCGATGATCTCCTCAGGGACATCCTCTAATGCCTCGGCAGCTTGGGCATCCCCGTAAAGAGCCATCTTGACAAGATTCTTTACCTTATCGTCGGGGATGAGTTCAATGTGGGCCGTCTCTGAATATTGAAAAGTCTCGACGTTCACTTGGTCTGGGGGGAGAAGCATAATACGGTCCCACCCCTTGTAGTTACTCTTCTTGTATTTCTCGATACGCTCTTCTGCGTCTTCTCTACGCTCGATAGTAGAAGACACCTCACCCGTCTCAGGGTTAAACTGGTTGACCTTCTCAAGGAAAACGTAATCGGGCACTTCAACGTCCGACTCTTCTGCAAAGATGAACGCCTCTCCGATAACGTAATACTCTCGTGTCGCATCAATAAGGACGCTGAGTAGGTCTGTTCGAGACACCATGTCTTCGTAGAACGTGAGGATTTCACGGTTCCTGTCCGGCTGATTCCCCTTTGGAAGTGTGAGGCGTAGCTTCGACAGGGGTAGCTCTGTGTGGAGATCAATCGCCTGACCGACATAAGGATCATTGTTGTAGAAAAAACGGTAATACGACCGCTGCTCCACAAGGTTCTGGGGGAGTTCAAGAAAGTCGGTACTGAGGTGGGGGGAATAGACGTTAGTCGCCGTACCCATAGCTACACCAGCATTACCAAAACCACCCTGACCCGAACCCCCATAAAAACCACCTCCAAACGAGGACGAAGCTATCTTGGTTTTTCGGGGCGAAATCTTAGCAGACTTGGCACGCTTACGTGTACTGAGTAGATTTTGTACCTGCGAAACGCTGGATACCACTACCGCCTCCTCTTGTTGCTCTCTTAATTTACTTCCTCTAGCCATAACTCATATCACCGTAGGAATTGGCGCAGGACGTCTTCAAGGGAGTTCCGCACTTCTGCCGCCTGCCTTTTAACGTCTTCGTTCTCATCTTCATCTCGTTTTTCATCCCGGCGTATCTTAGCCTCTACACTGGTAAGGCGTCTTCTCATCTGTCGCACAAGTGGAAAATTGTCCAACATCCTGCGAAGGCCCGAAAAGTAGCCCCTCTCACGATTAATAACGCGCAGAAGGTCGGGTTCATCCTGACACACCGCTACGATGTTCTCTAAGATTGCGCCGAGGTTTCGAGACTCCGCTTGCATCTTCTGCATACACTCTTCCAACTCGGACAAGTGTTTATTGAGCTTTGGGATTTCGTTACTCTTCATCGTCAGATTCCTTCTTCGCATGGTGCTTTAAGTATACGACACATGCCTTTTGGAGCATACCCCATGATGCAGGGTCACCCTTTGCCAGAGCTTCCCAACGGCCACCTGCGGCTTCATACAAGTCACAGATGCCATGCATTTCATCATCCGTTGGCTCGAACGTTTTTGAATGCTTCTGGAGCACCGTTTCGATACATGTACGCCAGAAGTGAGAAGATCTTTGTGTCATTTTCGTCGCCACGGCTGTAAGGCACCACCACGTTTGCCCCGGTAATTCCTGCTGCGGCTTTTTCTTCTCTGGTATTCCGTTGAAGACAAAGCCCGCTGTCGTGTTGCACCCATCTGCTCCGCCACGTCACGAGTACCACCTGTACCCGCAATGTATTTGGGGTTGCCTACCCGGTGTAGTGTAAGCCACACAGAACGGACGAGGGCGTCAGAAAAGTCATCGAACTTGTGAGGACCATTAGGTGCCTCCACCAGAGTGATCTTCTTAGACTTACGCTCGGCTCGTAGCTCCAAAAGCTCTTTGATATAGGGGGCATGTTTGATATGACCCGTACCCTCGTCTAGGGCGGAGTGTAAGGTATCCTCTTCTTCCTCGATCACGTCACGCACAGTGTAGTCATACAGTAGCAGACGCCCGTGATACATCAAGGTCTTAAACGCATCGAACTGTCGGGATGTCTCATCCCTCGTAAGCTGTTTACCCTCAATCTGCTTGAGGCCCATCTTCTCAAGGTCTTGCTGGAAGGATATAGCGTGCCATTGGTCAAAAAGGCCATCCACGATATAGAAGCGACGGGATAGGGCTAATACCCAATCCGCCAACTCATCAAAGTCCAGTGTGTCAACCGAGTGGAGTTCTTTTGCGTAAGGGTGGAAAGGTTGCTCAAGGTGAGGGTTGAGGTCGTACCAACTCACACCCGCCTGCCATTGCTCGTGATAAACTAGCTTGATTTGGTCGCCCTCAGGTCGGGTAAGTGCCACCACCGACCTGTCGTTTTTAACAGCAAGGTCTAGGCCCAAGCTGTGGGGTACCCGAGTTTTACCTTTTAGCTCAGGTTTGAGTTCCGTATCAAGGCAGACCAGCAGGTCTTTCTCACGCTCAATCCACGCCATCACCCTGTCAGTGAATTCAGCACCGAACTCGGTGGCGAAGGCAACAGGGTCTTTGCCGTGGGCGTTCTCCAAGAATCCTACAGGCACCTGCGGGTTCACTTCCCATGTAGGGGCCTGTACCATCAGAATGTCTCGGGAGCCGGTACCCCCCATCTTGCTCTGTTCGTATTTATGGTAGAACAGACCATCCTTATTGAAAGGGGAGGATATGAGGATTATCCGACCCTCAGAATCCCTGTGGAGCGTCCCCTGTGCTTGGTTAGGGTCGGAAGGGGCGAAGGTCGCTACCGAAGGCGAAGCGGCCTGATACACGGCATCAGCAGACGAGTTGCCCCTTTCCTTGAAGAAGGCAACCTCGTCAAGGATAATGACAAGGTTGGCCAGACCACGAATACCCGCCGAAACAGACGAGAAAAACTTGATCTGAACAGAGGCTCGTCCGCCTTGGTCCGCTTTACCCGTCTGGTCTAGGTCTACCGGAGTCTGGAATCGGACGTAGCTCTGGGTATCGTGGGACAGGTAAGGGGAGAAGAACTGGCAGTTCTGGAAGTGGTTCCTAACCGCATTGTAGAGTATCTGCGACTGGTCTTTTGTCGTTGCAATCGTCGAGATGCTAATCTCAGCACCATCTTGAATCCCATAATACCTCTGAGGGTTACCTTTCCGAAGAAGGCGGTAGACCTCATAGGCCGCAATCATGGACGATATGGTAGACTTACCTGAGCGACGACCAATAGGCAAAACCAGTTCGTGGCGCTCGTGATCTGGTTCTTTGATGTTACAACGGCCCTCATTGAAGAGGTACCGCATGTATTCTTTCTCTGTGAATTTCCAGAAGTGCTCAGGCTTGGCACTGCCGGTATGCCGCCACGTCTTGGGGATCTTGATGTTGCGGTCGGTGCTGTTTAGTTCAAGATTGTAGTAGGCTTTGAGGATGAACTTCTGGACCGGGAACAGCGACATCCCACAGATTTCCTGTGAGAAGCCAAGCCCGAAAGGGGATTCAATGAACTCCACAATGTTGAGGACTTTGCTGTTGCTGTACTCCCCCGAAGATTCTTTTCGACCAACTTGTCGGAAAAGATCTGACATAGCCATAAGGCGTCCTCAATTGCAGGGTAACAAAGCTTCATGCTTTCTCTTTGATGTACCGCAGTGCTTCGTTTTCCCAATCTTCGAATTCTTCGCCTGCTATCTCGAAGATGTGCTGTATTTGCTCCTCAGCCATTCCAGTACGCTCACAGACCTTACGGAACTTCAAAATCCAATACTGAAAAAGCTTCTGGAATTGCTTGCTCTTGAAGTCGAATGTCTGGCTGATGACCGCATCCCGCTTGCGAAGGTACGTATCGATGATCGTTTTCGTAGCCGTAATCTTCTTAGCGGAGATGGTCGTGGTATCATGACCCTTTCTCTCAGCCTCGCCTCTCTCGAAGTCCAAACTAGCCGCTTCTTTGGCCAGAGAGATCATCGCCACGTCCAACACGTCTAGACTGTCGGGGTCTGTGTGAAGCTGCTCTAGGAGGTCATCTTGGTCTTGATGCTTCTCCTTGTTCTTCATCAATTGAGCGACTTCGGGGCTAGACGGAAGGATAGGAATTTTCCGAGGCCGTCCTCTCCCTCGCTTCTTTTCCTTCTTTTCAAGCTCTACGACCTGTACTTGTAGATCGCTCATCAGTTCTCCATTACTCTAGGGTAAGGCCATCTCCGAATTGAACATCAAGGATACCCTGACGGTCCCCCGAAAGTTCAATGTCGGACAAGTCACCATCGCGGGCGACAGGTCCAAGTTCAAACTCTTGCATGTCAGTATGGCCTGAGGCGGCGGTTTCCGAAGACACTACCGGCACATTGATAGGTGTCGAGAATGCCTTCTTCGCCAATGAGACGACTTTCTTCTCTGCCGACTCTGCCATTACTCGGACCATCTGACGCATCGACCGGATTCTCTCTTCGCCCTCCAGCCCCTTGTGGCTGGCGATTCGGTCAGCAATACGGGCGTGTACCTCAGGCTTCATAAAGAAACCATCCCGGTTGTTAGGAGTGAGTAGAGGTAGCTCAGAGATAGTAGGGTTCCGTTTAGCTGCGGATTGGATGTCTCGCCTAGAAGCGAGACGGGTGTCCACGTACAGGTTGCCTAGAAGGTGGAGGTGCCCTTTAAGTTGGCCTGCCTCATTTTCGATAAGTGAGGCCGTTCTGTTTCCGTGATCTCCGCACAACATGCGAGCGATGACCTCAGAACGGGCAGGAGAGTCCGCCTTAATCTGCTTAGTCTCTACCTGTGCAAGTTGATGATCGGCTTCTCTAGCAGAGATGCCTCTAGTGGGGTCAAATATGTCAGTGCCTTCATAGACACGTCGCTCTGCTGGGAGAAGAGACGAGAACGCCTCTACCGCCAACTGGCGAGTCTTCGCAGCGCCAGCCTGTAGCATCTTCGCACAGAGAGTGCGGTACATACCAGCTTGCCTTTTTGTGAAGGAACCCGTGCGGACTTGAATGAGTCTCTTGGCCACTTGTGCCACGACTCTCTTGTCCGAGAAATCTACATCACGACTATGAGCTACCCGAGCATCAAAGGTTTCCTCCTTTGGCGCGCCGAAGGTCAGAGGCGGACGGTTGTCGGTATTGCGGAAGAACTCAGCCGCTTGCCTTTTCGTATCGAAGAAATCAAGGCGGCTGTAGAGCTTGCCGAGTAGATGCAACTCATCCCGAAGGCTCTCTAAGGCTGGGTCCGACGCAAGCAGATCACGGATAGTGTTGTTGTGATTGCCCCGCATCATCTCATAGGCGATGCGGCGGACCTTCTTATCGTTAACCGTATTGGCAACGATCTCTTGCCTAATGTCTGCTGACCGGAGAGCTTCCATAGCCTCTCCGTAATCCACGCCCTTGGTAGGGTCTGCAACGACCGGCTTACCGTCTAGCGCCTGAAACCCGCTGGCAGGACTAGCTAAGATTGCGCGCTGTATGCGTGTCTTGTAGGAGAGGTTTTGAGACGCCGAAAGGTCTTTTCTCTCGTGCTTGTGGTCTTCCTTATACTCTTCCCAGAGGTCTTTCGTGTAGTCAACCTCCATCACAATTTCTTTCTTGAAGACACCACAACGTCCGTTCTGGTTGTGGATACAGTCGCCACACTTCGACTTTGCGATGACAAACTTCGCTGTCTTGTTATTTGGAGTAAGACCCTCTGGACTCCCTTTGTAGCAGTCCGAGAACAACTCAGCGTCGATGTACACAGACCCCAACAGGCCCCTCTCCGCCAAGACTTCCCGTATCCGCTCCGTAGAGGTTTTCAAGACGCTTTGGTCAAAGGACCGCTTCAGGATTTCAATGAGGTCAGGGGCGGTAACGCCCGCCTGTACATGCTTCCGAGCGAACTTCTCTACAATATCCCGTGCATCACTTTCGGAAAGTGCGCCGGGAGCAGGTCGCTCGCTCCAGAAAGGTGAAGTACCAAACTCACGGTTTTCAGGTGAAAGGCGATACTGGTCAGCCTCGGTAAGGTCTTTCCACTGCGCCTCTAGTTCGGGGATAGCATCCAAGTTTTGCTTCGGCAATCTTTCAGTTGCCCGATACTCGTCCTTATCGACGTCAAGCCAATCAAGGTTTGCGAGTGGCTTCTCGTCAAGGATGCCTCCGATGTCTCCAAGGTCTGACATGTGCTCTCTCCATTAGGGAGTTCTGGGAACCGGATAGGTGCCCCTGATGACTTACTTAGTCGATGTCATCATTTACTTTCTCGTCATACTCCTCATCTACGAAGGACTCAGGGTCCTCCGTAATCTCTTCGGAGTCGGAAATCATTTCCTCAACCTCAGCCTCTTCCTCAGGTGTCGTACCTACAGAGCTAGAGTCCCAATGGGGTGCTCTTAGCTCATCATTTATCGTGTCTTGTATTGCAGATAGGGTCTCAATCGACGTGTTAAGATTGGACCGCATCTCCTTAATGTCTTGAATGTAGCCCTTACCGCCTAGCTTCCCGTCAGGGGAAATGGATACCGCTTTGATCTTCGTGAAGGTGGAGTAGGCCGATACGAGGTGCCCTAATGCTACTGAGGTAGACCACAGCACCTTTGCTAAGGGCTTCTTGGACTTACCGTTGTAGTTGTACTCTTTCGGAAGAGACCGACCCTCAGGGCCGGTGTCTTTGATGAAGCGTACCTCACCCGCAGTCTTCACTTTCCCCGTCTTAATCAGGTAATCAGTGGCAACTCTTCGGGCAATATCTCTGTCAGTTGGTTCATTGGACATACTTACACCTTCAGGGGATTACCATCTTCATCGAACAATCTCTCAATGACCCATTCGCCATTGTCGGTCTGGTTTAGGGACCAGAGATCACGCTCAGACTTCCGAATCAAGGTGTCGCTGGCTACTCGGGTGAACCCGGTAAGTTGCCCTACAGATGCTACCCTCATGCGGGTGGGTGGGTTCTTAGAGGCTATGATATCACGGACATCCAATGCCTCAGCGTCGCCGCCCAGAAAAGAGTCCATGCCGGACGAGCTAATCAGCACATCCCCGAGATCGAAGTCTTTGTAATCCATTTTCAAGTTCCCTCTTTCAGTCGGAGAAGTCCAAGCCCTTCCTCTGGACTCGGTTCCGCAGTGAGTCTATCGCCACTCCGTCCATCGACATGAACGTGAGGTAATCGAAACCTCTCGAACATGAAACCTTGGAGCCGAAGTCTTCTTGAGCTTGACGCATGAAACCTTTCAGACCACTCTCGTCTTGAAAATAGACCGTGAGGGTAGAGGCCGTCTTCGACACCTTGTCGAGATAGGCCGTGGCTACCTTCTTGGACATTACAACTTTTCGGAGACTGCTTTTCATAGTGTGTGTATGCAAGGGGCGTACAAAGCTCTACCCTTTGAGGTATATAAACAGATTAGTGGGGAAAGCTCTCGGCCCGCCTTATCAGGTGAGCATCTTCTTGCTCCGGTTCGACCACTTCGGCAGCTTGATCTCACGTAGGATATTGAAGTTGTACCGGATTTTGACGAACGTCTTGTAGTACCTAGCAAAGAGGATGAGTTCTTCGTCCCTGAGTTCGTCAGGCAAGTCACGCAATTGATCTACGATAGCATTAAGGTCTTCTTCAAAGTCTTTAGCTTCCAACTCAGGCTCCGCCCTCTGGCGCTCACTCAGTGCGTCTAGGGAAGTCTGGATAGTGCGGACCTCTACCAGTTCGGTGTCATTGGTTTTAGCCCATGCACGAATGCGATCAACAAGTACCTGACCCATCCTAGCTAGATTTGCGATAAAGCGATGACGGACTCGGCCCTGACTGATATTGAGGATGTCAGCCACCTCACTCTGGCACGTAGACTCAAACATCTCCGAGAAGATTTGAGCATCTAACTTCGTAGGCATGTGAGGCAGTAGGTCGTCGTAAAGCTCTTGCTTTGATACCTCAGGGATCTCGATAAGGAACTTTATCCTGTCGAGTGCTCTCTTTAGGCGGTAGGACACCGCCGCCTGAGTGATATTGAAAATCTCAGCGATGTCAGTCTGCCTCTTATTCAGAAAATAGTAGAGGCGGATAAGGTCCGCCTCTCTGTCTGGAAGGCGGTCTAGGACAGCTTTTATCTTGTCTAGGTGGCGCTCTTTCCACTCCTCATCTGCACGTGGCAAAGGGGCAAAGGTGTCTTCGGTTGAAAAGCGACCCGCTAACTCTTGCGGATCAACTGGTTGAATGTAGTAAACCGACATAGGATTCTCCTGTCTTAACGAATCCAGTCGATGCCTTCAATGCCAACAAATCAGGTCGTATGGATTCAATCTCTAGTTCGTTGCACACACGGGTGATAACTTCTTCATCGTAGTCGCCTTCTCGTTCTTCGTAATCCTCGATGGTCCTAAGCGCCATAACGTCTCTGTTGATGGCCGCTTGAGATTCAAAATCCGTGAGCGTCTTACGCTGGAACTCGGTGAGGTCCACCTTACACTCAGTATAAATAGATTCCAGATCGCCATCATGCTCGGTCACGATGCGGGCAATCTTCTTACGAGGGAAGCGGAACATGCCGGGCATGTTGTCGCTCTTATCCCCATCAAAGGTCCGGTAAGAGAGTAGTAAACGCGGAGGTACCCCATACTCTTCCTCTACCGTGAACTTGTCAAAGAACTTCTCAGCCTGTGGAGTCATCTGGACGGTACCTTCCCCGACGAGTTGGAGTAAGTCCCTATCGCTGCTTACGATGATGTTCTTGTCTTCTGTCAGCCTCTCACGGACAAGTGTAGCGATCATGTCGTCAGCCTCGAAGCCGTCAGCCTCGACCTGATGTACTCCCACAGCCTGTAAGAGCATTTGGAGAACGTCTATCTGGCTGTACAGTATTTCTCGGCTGTTGCTTACCTCACCGATTGAATCTCCGGCAGCGTTAGAGACTTCCCCAGACGATTCTTTCTTCCGGTTAGTCTTGTACTCCGCATAGATGTCTCGACGCATCTTGTGGCTGTTGCGGCCCTCCCATGCTACCCAAAAGGTTGCATTTGGGAACCTATCCCGCAGTTTGACCATATGCCGGGCGAAGCCGAAAACAGTGCCTGTAGGCAGACCCGCTGAGTTCGTCAAGCCCTGCTTGCGGTCGTAAATGAAAGTACAGCGGAAGGCGATGTTCATCCCATCAACAATAACGTTCGTTTTCATAGTGCGTAATCCTCGTCGTCTTGGGGTGCGTGCTCGAAAAATTGAAAGGGGAGTTCCACAATGACCTCCATGCTCTTGAGATCTACGATGTGGATAAGGGCTTTGTCGTCTTCTGAGAAGACTTGTAAAATCTTGCCCCGCAAGCCCGAATAGGCACCCTCTACAACGACCACATAGTCGTCTACCAGAATGTCTCGGGTAGCACGGTCTTGGAGTTGGCTACGGAGGTCTTCAATGACCTCCGGCTCCACGTAGTTGATGTAGCGCCCGTTCGGTTCATCGTTGGTGAGTACCCTCTTGATATAAGGTAACTCTTCCAGTGTGTAGAAGGATGCGGGAGGCAGCACTGCTGCAATGAATAAGTAACCTTCCATCAAGCAGATGGTGACAGCACTCTCCCTGCGAGAGAAGGTGACGCTGGGTATGAATACCTCAACCTCACCTATTTCATTAGACAGGAGTTGATAGAGTTCGTCCGGCGTTCGCTTCTCGCCTTGGTGACTAAGCTCTAGAATCACCCACTTGGATTTCAGATCGCTCATTCAGTATCATATAACTGTTTTTGGTCTGAGTAATCAGCGGTGTGGGGTGGTTTTGGTATAATAAGGCGCGCTGGTGCGGAGACTGGCCTTCTCCCCTCTTTGTAAGTATCAAGAGGGTCTTCCTTAGCCGCTGCGCCAGTTGGGGTACCTCTAGAAGATTGAGCACCGCTAGGCATAGCTGCTGCCGCCCACTTCCGGTTCTCTTCTTCTGCCTCTTGTAAGCTCTTTTGCTTCGTAGATTTTGCAGGAGTCAGAGACTCTGTAGCATCATCATCTTGAGCAGAGGCGGGTACCATGACCATCTGAGGCTGTAGGCCACCAGTCATCAATGTGCCGTTTTTGAGTTGGTTCTGGAGAACCAGAATCTCACAAATCAAGCCATTTTTGTCTATCCGCTTATCCGTGTTAAGGATGCGGTGCGCTATCGTAAGTAATGAGTCATTGTCGTAACGCTGAGATATCTGTTCTGCCAGACCCTTCTCAACGTAGTTCAAACCAATAGTGATGCCTTTTGCCAAACGGTAAGATGCCATAGCTGCGTTGGCAATACCCTCGTAAACCGATTCCGGTTCCGTCTGAGTTAAGGCTTCCATCATCGCAGCGATGCTTTTGTCAATGTCCTCTTCAAGGTGGAGAAGGATTTCATACTCTTTCGAGACGACATCCAGACCCAACTGTTGTCGGACACTTTCAGCGGTGACGTCTCCAACGCGACTTACACGTTCCAGAGCATTCACCATGTCTCGGATATGGCCTTGGCCGTATCCGAAAATCAAATCCAGTGCTTCATCTTCGGTGGCGAAGCCCTCTTCCTCCACAATGTAGCGCAGGCGGTCCACCACTTCATCTTTTGAAGGCTCTTTGATACCGAAGACCATACAACGGCCCTTAATGGTACCTCGTAGCTTCTGAGGCTCGGTCGTACAGAACAGGCAGACGAGCCTTTTGTCTTTTGAGCCGGGAAGGGTATCTTCCATCGGCTTCAAAAGAGCATCCATTGCTTGTGTAGACAGACGGTGACACTCATCAATGAGGTATATCTTGCGGTCACCCCCATCCAATGTGTAGTAGTCAAGCCCATCAACAATCTTTCGGATGTTGTCTGCGCCCGTGTTATTGGCCGCATCCATCTCAGTGAACGAGGGGCTTTTGCCCCTCTCTAGGATTTCCAAGCAGGACGAGCACTGATTGCACGGCTCTGCTTTCTCGGAATCAAAGTCCTCACAGAGCATCGCTCGCGCTAGGATACGAGCGGTCGTCGTCTTCCCGGTCCCAGAAGGCCCCGAGAAGACGTACGACTTCTGAAAGATACCGCCCCGGCGCAACAACTCTTGTAAGACGTTTACGGTACTGTCCTGTCCGATAACGTCCTCAAAGAGGTGGGGTCTGTATTTGGTATCAAACGACATAGGTAGCGCCGGAGCGTTTTTTTATCAGTTGTTGACCGAAACGTCTTGGTCTTGCGAGGTACGGACCTCAGGCTCAGTCACCGTGGACTGGCTCTTTTTCTTCATGTTGATGACCGAAAGCTTGTTCACGCCTTGGTCCCAATTCGTCCCGTGACGGCTCAGGATGACAGGGAATGCCTGTACCTCAGGTTTCCTAATCTTCCACTTCATCTCGCCATTGGTGGTGGATTCCTCCCCATAGCACTGCTCAAGCAGGTAATCAACCCACGCTTCTTTGTTGTCACCGCTCATCTCGCCCCAAGCATCAGCGCCGATGACGATCATGAAATCATACCCGCGCTCGCCGTCGTCGGCAACTTCCATGAGTGGCTGGTACTTGGCTGGTACCTTAAAAGGTTTGCCGATGATAGGACGACCATCTGACATGGTTGCCTTCTCCTTGAAGACGTAGGCAATCCGCGCCCCAATCAGATCAGGGTGAAATCGCATATACTGCTCTGCAATGTCTTCTGCTTCGTCAGCTTTCCAATACATCATTGTTGCTTCCTGTGTTGGTATTCGTAGGTAGTGGCGTCTGCCGAATTGCAGACCCAATAGGGTTGTACCATAATGAGGGTGTGGGAGCAAGCAGGGTTAGAGCAATATCTGCCGTGTCAGGCGCTCCTCTAAAACTTCCTGCCCCAAAGCCGCCCACATATCCGACACGTCTTTCCCCCCTCGAAGTTCGAGGCGAGTGAGCGATCTGAATTTGGAACTATGGTCCCTCTGGAATTTAGTCCAGAACTCGTTACCACCCCAATCCATGTCGAACACGACTGTAATGTCCTGCACCATCCTCTCCAAAAACTGGATCTGACGGTTGCTCACATTAGCCGTGCCGGTACACACCGTGTTTGAGAATATACGCTGGAGGGGGAAGTAGTCAAACAAACCTTCACACAAAAAGATGCGCTTCGTCTCCCAGACAGACTCCATTGCCAGTTCTGCCCCGAAAAAAACGGCGTCAACCTTCGACCGCTTGAGGTAGAACTTCGAGTAGTCTTTCTTATCGCGGTCAGGGCTTCGTATCTGGATGCCACGAAGAACACCCAATGGATTCCGCATCGGGAATACAAGCTTGCCCCGCATCCGAAAACCCTTTGAAGACCATTCGAGGTAGCTCTGGATGTCTTCGGTATCCCCCGTGACGTAAGGGGGCCATTCATTTTCTGGTACATACCCTATCCCGATGGCGTCAATCTGCTCATCGGATACCCCCCGCGCATAGAGGTATTCAAGCGCCTTCGGGTGGTCCCGTAGGTTCTTCTGCGTCGTCTTTAATATCGTGTTTAGAAAGCTCATCGGTCAGGCTCACTTGAAGAATAACAACACCACGTTCGGCGTTGTGGACAACGACACTAACGAACTCACCGGCCCGTGTCATGATACCCACATCCTTGGCCTTGGCCGTGAAAACAATGTGGTTGGTCATCTCTGGGTTGTAGTACACCGGCGTACCATCCGCCAGCTTACCTACATGAAGGTGCTCGTCCATCCAACTAACCAGCGTAGCATCATCTATGGCGCTCAGGTCTTCCACCTCGACTGGTAGTTTCAAGAGGTCCGCTATCACTAGTGAGGCGAAGCCTATAAGACCGACGAAGCCATGCTGGTTGTTTAGGCCGTAGCTCTCAAAGTAGGATGCCACAGCCTCTGCCATATCCTGAGGCGGAACCCCTATCGTAGAGATACCCCCCCAAGAGCGGAGTTGACCTTGTGTGAAGAGGTAGTCTACGAGCTTTGCGTGGTAAGTATCTTCGGCGTCCAGATCAAGCTCAAAGAAACCTGTCCGGGTAGGGCGGTTTTCCTTGATGGCTACAAAGTGGAAGTCGCCCGATAGCAAGGTGATGCACGCCTCTTCAAACTCTACCGGAATAGGGTAGTGCAGCATCATAGGTGTCTTCTTGCCCCCCTTTGGACTAACCCCCCTCCGCTCCCGCTCCACATAGAACATTTTAGTCAGTGACGACATCAGTCTCCCATAACCCAGAGCTTGAACTTCTGCCACCACGCAAGATCAGGGGCGACAGTATCTTCGAGCGCCCATTCCAACATAGCGATATCCCGGTAGTCCTCATAAAGGACATCAGGATCTTCCAGTAGTGCCTTGAACTCAGCTTTCAGGTCTTCTTTGTTGAAGTCTGTCTGGAAGAATGGGCATGTCTTGGCGTTTTCGACCGTATCACAAATGTTGCCCGGCCAGTTCTCGGGGTCGTCAGCACCTAGCATACATAGCTGTAACGTCTCCCCACCCTTATAGGTGTGAAGCTCGTTGTGTATGCAGTTGCCCGGTCGGACCTCTAAGTGGTCTTCTAGGTAACGGGACAAGTACCGAAAGCGCGTGTCTCTCAGTCGTTTTCGTATTGCCGATTCATCTCGCATAGTGTCATCACAGTTTTTTGAGTTGGAGGCGGTCGTTAGAGTCGGCGGTACCCCGGTAAGCGTTATCGCTCATATCCAAGAAGTCTGAATTGTGTGTGACCAGAAGGATATTGACATCCAGTTCATCACAGAGCTTACGGAGAAAATCACCGCATGTCTCCACGTATTCCGTAGAGAGCGATGCCAGCGACTCGTCGAGTAGCAAGTAGCGACTCAAATCCGACTTCAGCACCACTAGGATGCGCAGTAGTAGTGACACCACCGCACTCACCCCTCCCCCAAAGGAATCCAGTGGATTCCCCCTACGCCCGTTCTGTTCAATAATGAAGTTGGCGTACACCTTACCACGTTTCTGCTCAACTTCAATATCAAAACTCACATTTTGGTCATGATAGATGGATTGCAACCCTTCGGAGACAATCTCGCTGAAAGACTCGGCGAACTCGTAGACGTACTTATTTAGGAGGTGCTTGAAAAGCTCTTGGACCTTCTCCAAGAGGAGGTCTTCCCCGTTTAGGCGGGTGACCTCTTCCTGAAGAAAGACCTCTTGGTCCTTAAGGGATGAATAAGTAGAACGGACCTTTTGGGACCGTACCATCATTGCCTCATACCGCTGCTCAAAAGGCAGCGTGGTGTTCTCATGCTCTTTGATAGTCTCAGTCTCCATCACAGGTCCATACGAAGCGTGACCAGACATGTACGGGTGTCACCGTCTTCGGTTTGCCCGAAGAATTTGACGTACTTGACCTTAGCCTCAGGGCCAGCACTTACCGCCAGCGTTACTGACTCACCGTCAAACAGTGAGACAGGATTAGTAAGGTACACCCGGTTAACCCGAAAGGCAACCTTCTCGCCAGTGGTCTTAGTTCGTGTGAAGGGGATCTCTACGACGCTCTCGTGGCGTTCAAGGGCATCTTTCATACTAAGCGTAAGGATACCTTCGCCCCCTTCGGGGCCTTCAGCACGGACCGTCAAAACCACATCATCGGGGTCGGCGGTGGCAGACAGGGCATTGACCGCGTTCTGGAGCCGGTCCTTATTTACCTGCCAGATCTCTGGCTCGGAAAGGTCTTGGGGGATTCCGCCGATCTTCGGCAGGGTGAGGTTAGTCTGTGGGTACCCAAACAATGAACCATCATCAGACTCGACGACGTAAAGGCCCGACTTGGAGACACGAGCCGAAAGTGCACAGGTCTGCTCAATGAACTTAACCAGTTTGCCTAGTTCATCTTTCGTGATCTTAAAGCCACCCTCGCCTTCTGCGTAGAAATCCAGAGGGTTATCCTCACCTTCCGGGGCACCTACCTTGAAAGTTGCCAGCGAACGGGAATCGGTGGCTATCATATCATAGCCACGAAGCTCAGTGACTTGAAAGTTGTTTGCCGTTGCGTTGTTCGTCGTGGCATCCCCAATGAAAGGAGACACAAACTTCAACGCCTCCGTCAACTTTTTGGGATGCATCTCAAACAACACCTCAGGGCCTTCCAAGCGGTCGGAGAAGTCTGGGAACTGAGCGGAGTCTAGAGATGCGAAATGGCCCGTCGCCTTACCACACTCCATTGTCACTGTTGCCCCTTCCACTTCAACGTCAACCGTGTCTTCAAACACAGACTTGACCCACTGTGATAATCGGCCAGCTTCCACGGTAAAGGAACCAGAGCCATGTGTAGTACCTTCAACAGGGCTGGCAGGTACTTTCACCATGATGCGCCTATCGGTGGCCCACAGGACTAGTGACCCGTCCGTATCCATCTCGAATAGAATAGAAGATGTGATCACCCCGCTATCTTTCGTAACGGCGAGGCTTGCTACCTTCAAGGCGGACTGGAGGTTGGTCTTCTCGATACTGAATCTCATAAGGACTCCTATTGGTCATACTTGGTTAGTTTCTCTTCCACTTCGGACAGGGCCGCTTCCGCCAAGGCTAGCTTGGCGTTGAGTTCCTTCTTTTTGTCCGGCAGAAGGCTTGGGATTTCTTTGAGCTTATAGCCTTTCTCGGCTGCCTCCTCTTTAAGAGAGCGGAGTTCTTCCTGTGCACTCTTAAGGCGGGCAACCTTCTCGGCTTTCTGAGCCATCAGGCTTTCCCGTTTCGTTTTGATGTTTTTGATTTGCTCGTCAATGGTCATGATGCTTATCCTCTGTTGTGTTTGTGGTCCTGTAGGGCGTTGCGATAATGGTCGGCCATGTACCCAAATTCTACGAGAGTCGAAATAACCTCCCACCGGTCGACACTGGTAGGTATCTGTGCTCCCGTATCCATCAACAGCGTAGCAGTACCATCATCTTCGGTACGCAGGCCGATGATAGATTCGGCGCACACATCGATTCTTCCAATAGTCAAGTTGAGTAGACGCTTCATTTGGTATCCTCTAGCTTCCCGCCGAAACCTATCATAACAGACCCTTCGCTACTTTTCGAGAGGGGAGGGAGCGTTTCCTCTCCCCGTTCGGCTCTGTTCCATCTTTTCTTTTCTCTTGCTGCCATGATCTGTTGCTGTCTTTCTGTGCAAACAGTTTCGTAAGGGCACCACTTGCATGTAGAGGGCGACGGGGTTGCGCCAAAGCGTTTCTTCTGGATGTTCGTGAAGGCGGCGACAAGATTCTGTCGTATCTTCTCTTCTGACTCGGCATCGGGTACATGCCAATCGAATGCCTGTTCCTCGTCATCTGCAAACCGGTAGTAGAAATAGCCGACCTTATCTGGGCGGCGGTTGTGTACTAACCGGAACGCCAGAGAATAGAAGTCCACCTGCTCCTCGTCAACATACTTCTCACGGTGCTTGGAGGCTTTCCCGTCAATGAGCAACACTTCGTTGGTTGACTGTCGGATAAGAAAATCGACGATACCGTAGAGGTAGTAGCTAGACTGGAGTTGCGCACGGAGAATAATCTCACTGCGAGCGTACGGGCCAAGCAGCTTCTCACGTTTGATACCTGTGAGAACCTTCGGGATGATTTCCTCAATCTGAGCCAGCATTTCCATTGGCTCTAGCTTGCACGTAATGTCATTGAAATCTACGTGATTCTCATCGAGGTACTGGTAGAAGTATTTAGGGGCAAGTTCGAGAAGTGCGTCAGATACCTTACCTCTCAGCCGCCATAGCTCTTGATTGTAGAAGTCCTCGTAAACACGCTGGACGGTCCAGCCTATAACAGCGAAGTGCTTGGACTCCGGCGTAGGAGGGTCTTTACGTTCAACTCTCGAAAGCCTGTACCTCTTAGGGCAATCCCTATAGGTTTTGTAGCCAGAGTACGATAACCAATATTCCTTTCCCATATATGCTACCCTACGGCTTCTTCGAGGTATTTCAGCGCGCGGCTTCGTACGTCGTGGTCGAAATCTTCCAAGCCTTGAATGGCTTTTGTCATGTCATCTTCTTCATTGACGGTAGCAGACCGCTGTAGCGTTTCGATGAAGTGGTCAATATCTTTCCGCTCCGCCTTAATCCGCTCGTGATTTTCTAGGTCGAAAACTTCGGATGCAGGCTTGACCTTGATAGGGATAGGCTCTGTAGTGATAACAGCCTTCCCATCAATCTTCTCCACCTTGATGTATCCGATACGAGGTATGCGCTCCAGATTGTCGTGAGTCAGCGCCCCTCGGGTAAGAGATCCAAGGTTCATAAAGGGCTTCCCTAAGACCTCTTGGATGCCTTGGTCAATGTGCCAGTGGCCGAAGATGAAGAGGTCGGGGGTACACTCCGCAAGGTCCGTATAGGCTAGCGCGCGTTCCCTTCCAAAGAAGTCTCCCCCTTTAGGAGAGGCAAAGGTGTGGGCCGCTACAATAAGCACGTCCTCATCACCTCTCTCGATGTCAAAATCAAACTCGTCGAACTCTGTTTTGTACGGCAGACCTACGACCCGCACAACAAGTCCCTCGTCATCTTCAAAGCGAATATCGTCCATACGCTTGAAAACGCCTGTAGAGAACAACACGCCTAGAGGCTGCTTTTCAACGTAATCCACGTTGGCGTAAGGAAAGTCGTGGTTGCCGGGGTTCTCGTAAGTAGGGCAAGGGTAGGCAGCATGAACCTCCGCCACCCTACGCACGAGTAGGTGGCTGTTACGAGACGCAGCCTTGTTATGGAAGAAGTCGCCGTTGTCTAGGACGGCGTTGACCTTCCTTTCACGGGCGAGATCCCCTATCTGTTCCAGCTTCTCAAGTACGGACTCCATATAGTCGTCACGCCTTGATTCAGGTGGTTTGTCATTGATGTGTACATCCGTCCGTACGAGAAACGAAATCATACAACCTCCTGTTCGCAGGTAGGACACTGACCGGCGTCGTGTAGGATGTCGTGCACCTCTGTCTGGGAAGCCTCTATCTGAGCATCTAACTCTAGGATAGCCTTCTTCAATGCGGGAATCTGACCTACTGCCGCTTCCAGCTTGGAAGCCATTGCTTCCAGCATTGCTAGCTCGGTCGCCAGTGCGTCCAAGTCTATCACCGGTACTTCCAAGTCTTCCAGACCATCGCCAGCGTCTAAAACAGCCTTCAGTCGCTTAGAGCGGGTCTCAAATGAGTCTAGCTCGTGTATCTGAGAAAGAAGCCCCTCATCATCCCATACCGGGATGGTAATGTCGTCAATACCCTCATACTGCGTCAAGGTCTTCTCAGTCCTCAGCCTTCTTGCCTCCAACTGAGACAAGGTATCAATTTCTTTCTGAATGGAGTCGCCCTCCCATTCCGGGATAGACACGGAGTCCACGCCAGTAAGAGTATCAATCCGACCTACAAAAGTCGCACGCTTTCCCTCTAACCACTCAAGATCACTTATCATTGCCCTGATTTGGCCGACCTCAGCGTAGTAGGCTTTCACTTCATCTACCTGTTTCATATCGTCTTTGTAGTCATCATAGTGCGTAAGCTCATCTTGGGTAGCCGCCAAGTCTGTCTTGCGGACCTTACGGGTGCTACGAACCTCACGACGATCTTTGTCGCAGTTCCTTAACGCCGTCTGTAAGTCGGTAAGACGACCGACGTCGGAGATTGCCTCTGCCGCCACAGAGCCGGAGGCATTGAGAAGAAAGAGGGGGTGGAATTGGTCAGCTATCTGAACGCTGATAGACTCTCTCCCTGCCTCAATCTCCCCAAAGCCCGACTCGGCTATGTGCGGGGGTGCTCCCCGACCTACCTTCTCCAAGGCTTCACCATTGATAGTGTAGTCATTGAAGTCGCCACCCTTCTTCCATAGAAGGTCTAGCTTATCGGTCTGGAGGTGTACCTCGGTGTGGTCTTTGCCCTCAGTTACGAAATCTTCGCCCTCACGGTTCGTGAGGGCACCTTGGATTGCTCGGATTACGGCTGACTTACCGATATTGGACTTACCTACCAACACCGTCAACCCATCAATCTTCACCTCGCAATCTTCAATCGATTGGAAATTTTTGATGGATACTTTCACGCGTCCAACTCCCCTTCAAGGCTCTCTTCAAGGAAGAGTGCTGTGGCGGGGTTATCACTGAGGTGTTCAATCGCCGCCTCTTTGCCTCGCACACTGTGCTCTTCACCCTCCTCATCAGTGAACTTATACCACGGACCTGCTTGGTCGATAAGCCCCTCTTCTACGGCCCTTTCCACCAAAGATACGATGGCGGGGTCTTCGAACGACTCGGAGCCTACACCCTCAGTGCTTGGCGCTGCTCCCGGCCCTCCAATACTGGAGAATGACGACACCTGTTGCACAAGATGGGCGAACTGTGACTGGTTCTCAAAGAGAAAGTCCCGCACGGCTTCTTTGCCCTGCAAGCTCTGCTCAACACCCGTCGAGTCAACGAACTTATACCACGCCCCGCTCCGATTGAGGATCTTCCGGTTCTCTGCAATGTCCATGATGCTACGCACATTGTCGATACCCTCACCGTACCGGAGGACGAAATCGGTGGAGTGACCTTGGTGCATGGAGCACTTATTCTTCACGTTCTGTGCTCGAACGATGTTGCAGATTGGCTGCTTCTCGCTATTCCCTGTCAGGTTGTTTTCGACCTTGGTATACTCCGTCCGTGTACGCTTTAGCTTTAGCCGGAGAGATGCGTAATACTTCAAAGCGCGACCCCCACTGGTGCCCTCATCAGGGCCGGTGTCATACTTGCTGGTCTTGATGCGTGACCGCATCTGATTGAGGTATATCAGAGCCGTACCAGACTTACGCAGGTCGTGTACAAGGTTGGGCAAAAACATTGACTGTAACCTCGCAAGAAGACCAATCTGGCCTTGCTCGCTGGGGTCTTTTTCAAAGGTTGCCTGAGGTACCATCGCAGACACTGAGTCCACGATAATCAAATCGACCCCGGCGTTCACCATGATCTTGATGATTTCGGCACCCTCTTCCCATGTAGTAGGAGAGTAGAGATCCCACTTATCCTCGTTAAAATCCACCCCAAGGGACTGTGCGTAAGCTGGAGCGATTGCGTTCTCAAAGTCCAAAAAGACTACAGAGCCACCATCTTGCTGGCACTTAATGGCCGTCTCAAGGGCTAGGGTGGTTTTACCACTACCCTCAGGACCGTAGATCTCAGTCATCCGGCCTCGGGGGATGCCGGGACACTGGCGTTGGCCGTTAGATAGCTTATTACCCCCAATTAGGTAGTCAATGACAAGTGAACCTGTCGAGATAGCAGGGATAGCCTGCATGTTCTCGGGGTCCAGTTCCACTCTGTTCTTGAAATCCACTTTGGAGTTTTTCTTCAAGGCAGCGCGTGCCTTTGCTAGATTAGACATAGGTCATCCTTGTCTTCGTAATCGTTTAGAGAGAATTTACTCGTACAGGTAGTCGAATTTTGGGTCACGTAAGAGGAAGAATTTATCGTCCTCCTGATACATATGGCCCACCTTGTCGATTTTACCTGTTTTGCGGCGTTTGATTGTACGGGCCCACGAAGAATGTTCCTTTTCAGTAAGGTCGGATTCTTTCAAGTCGCCGTCCAGAAGCTTTTTGAAGCGACCAGCTTGGTAAGCAAGTAAGTAAGCGTCTGCGACGTTGTTATTGAGTCGCCCCTTCCACTCCCCGTCCAGTAGTTGCTTCATAGCATCCTTCATATCGCTTTTGAACATTTTGCCTGAGTCCTCCAAAATGGAGCGGACATAGGCTTTGAGTTGCGAAGGAAGGAAATACACAAAAGGCAGGCGGTGATTCATCAACACCTCTGTCGTGTACATGTATAGGGCATACAGCCCTAGTGAATAACTGGCATTGAAGGGAGGGTGTTCAATACCAACAAAGTCAATATCGTGCTCGCAGGTCTTCACCATCTCGTCTAGGGAGTCCGCCAAAAACCGGTACCTCGCAGGCATGAAGGTTTTGGCAGTCGTTTTCCACACACCATAATCAAGCACGTTGTCAATACCATCACGTTCGGTATCAATTAACGCCCAGCCATAGCCCGTCAGAGAAGGGTCCAATCCAAGCACAATCATAGGAATCCTGTTAAGAGAGAAGAGGGGGCCTCGAAAGGCCCCCTCTTCGTGACCTACTCACGACTTACTCGATGTCATCCATCAAGTCGTCATAGTCAATGTCCGAAGACACATCGCTAACCACTGCCTCGTCTTCACCGTAATGCTGCTTGATTTCCTCAATAGAGAGGTCACGGCAAATGGAGAGAGAAGCTTCCTGATCACGCACACGGTCCAAGACCATTTGCTTGATTTCATCTTTTCGCTGCCAGAGGGCCACACCATTGCACGCCGTGAAGGAGAGCTTCTGATACTGGTCATCAGTGCAAGTTACTTTGATGTCATGCTGAGTGAGGGGAAACTCCTCGTGGATGGTCGCCAGCAAGCGGTACTTATCTTCCCCGAACTGCCATTCCAGAATCTCGAAATCGAGTTGGGGCTTGCCGTTTGCGTCCTTCAAAAGCGAACCATTGCGGTCGGTCTTGTATTTCAAGACGAAGGTACCAATCCGACGCTTTGGGGCACCGAATTTAGCCGTGGTATACTCACCTTTGGAGGCGATGTAACCAAGGCCCTGTGCATAGTGGTAGTTAGCCATCTTGAACTTCGGCGTAGCGCCT